GAGCCGACCGGGGGACCACAATGAAAGTCATTGTTTGTGGGGATCGAAACTGGATTAATCGAGACTTCATTTATTCCACTTTAGATAAGTATCCAATCACCGAGCTCATCGAAGGTGGAGCCAATGGTGCCGATGCTTTCGCTGCTCAGTATGCTAAAGATCATGGTATAGTACATCATCAAATAATTGCCAAGTGGGAAGAATTCGGTAAAGGTGCTGGCCCTATTCGCAATATGCAAATGTTAGCTATAAAACCAGATCTAGTCATTGCATTTCATAATAATATCAAACATTCTCGCGGTACTGCGAATATCCTCAATAGAGCTAGACGAGCGAAAATACCTATACTCCTCTTCAAGACCAAATGACTCGGACAATTACCGAATTAATCACGAGGCCACAGGGAGATGCAGCTGTGGCATCAGAGGCTTCTTTGGTAACTTGTTATAGACTGACCGGGGTGGGCGACTCGGAGATTCTTAGTTGGAAACTTAGTCAAGATTTATTGAGCATTCTTATGGCAAATAAACTGTCTAAACCCACAGGGGGACACTTTGCAGACAGTTATTGTCAGCTTCAGATCGGAGGGTGCCATATACTGTCCCTCCGACCGATAATACCCTATAAGGGTTATCGGTCGGGGGGACAGTATTGGCCCGTCTGATGCTTTGATGAACTTTACTGTACGAGACAGTTAAATGGGAAAGATCAAAGTATTCTTGACTAATGACCAATCAGCGGTGTCATCTCTTTCAGTTCCAGATTTCAGAAAAGTAATGATAAGAATCCCAACCGGTAAGAAACCAATTAGCTCACCGCATATGTTCTATCGTCACCCGTGTGAAGAACATAACGAACTCGCCCCCACTGTGGTTCTGCCGGCGTTTACTTTTGATAAAGAACAGCCTGAAGGAAATCCAGTGGGCCATGTAAAAATCTGTTTTCTATGTTGGGCTCTTCTAGAAAAACTTCCTTAAGAGCCTATTTCAAGTCGGCGATTTTTGTCAATAGCCGAGTAAATCCTCAGCATCCAGAACTAATCACTCAGCATCATCTTGGGATCCCGGCAATCAAAATGGGTTCTAAAATTTCCCAATGAGAAGGGGGCTAGGGAAAAGCCCTAAGCTTCCTGTTGACAAACCGACTAGGTTGTGATAGACGCGTGGACAATATTAGACAATATAAAAGAGACTTCAGCTTCTTATTGACAATCCTTGTAAGATGTGATATAATCATAGTAATGGTCAGACTAGGGACTAGGATATGGAGGTGGCAGATGAAACGACCAAACTGGGCTAACTGGTCAGACTTCCAGAAATCACTCGAGAATCTCCACCCAGACCTCAAGCGGATGATCATCGCCCGTCATGTTAGAGTAGATTCACTCTCCCTTCCAATCAATATCGGGGAATCCTCAAGTAATCCGCTGGTGGTATCAGGGAGATCTTTTCGCGAGGATCTGAAAGGTGCCTCAATGCATGGCAGTAGATCTAACTAGGCCGTCGCCAGCACTTCAACTATGGGGCGCTACACCTGGAACACGGATCGATCGCTCTGGTGTTCTGTCAGTACTGCCCGCGAAAGTCGGGCCGCCCCACTTCACCTTCCTGTTGACAAACTGACTGAGATGATATATAATCTTAGTAATGGTCAAACAAGACGGACCACGCAAGGGATCAGGAGGTACTAGTTGAGTAGGCCAGCAGCCCTACGGTACACCTCTAACCCATTTGTCCAGAAGAGGAGAGAAACAGGAAGCAAGAAACTCGGATTAGATTTTGAGAGGCTTCACCCTTCTGACAATCTCGTCAAGGACCACTTGGAGAACTCAAGGCGGCAACAGTTTCTCAGTGGTGAACTCCAACGAGCTGAACGGGAAGGCAAATACTCGAAGTCGAGGAAGATGAGGAGACTTCTCAATCAAGCACTGGAAGAAGCCCTGTGGCTTCGTTCTACTTGGTGTCAGACTTGCCTCAATGTTCTTCACAACTGCTCTTGCAAGGAGAACTAGATGAAATATGCGGTTTACTATTTGAATCACGATGATCCAAGTTCGGCTGTTATCATTCCATTTGATGAGCTTGAGTTCTATGAAGCGTGGGAGAAAGACAAGATTGTAGAACATCTTAGTGATGAAACTCCTGGTTATAGGGTAGAAGTGGGTTCTATCGTTCATGTTGGTTTCTCTCTATTGGTAGATTAGGGGAGAACAATGGCAGTAGAACTGGATGAACTAAAACCTTCTCGTGATCTGGGCCCTTGCAGCCACTGTGGTAACCCGGCCCAGAAGATCTCGAGTGGAACTCCAGAATGTTGGAAGTGTTGGAACTGGCGAAAGATTGATAGCTCGGCTGCTAAGTATTGGGTGAAGGGGATTGATTCTCTCTTCAACAATGAATATGGGGCCGGACCAGATCCTAATGACTGGGAACAATGGGGTCGGTGGGGAATGAGAGAGTCAATGATATTGGCACTACATACGCTTCGGGCAGTAGGACAGGCGTATGAGGAGATGATCGCCAATCCGCGACCATGGAGGAAGAAGTGAGTGTGGAACAACAACACTCAAGGATCGCCGAGGCACCAAGTCAAGGGTGGGTGGTCTGGCTCTCCACAGATGCTTTTGAGTTAGTCAAGCAACTACTTGAGTCTGTGGCAGAAGATGAGAATCCAGGCTTTCGTTCTAAGGAAAATAGGAAGATGGCCGAAGATATCTTAGAGGGGATTTACTGATGGCTACGATTAACTCACGAGCAATTGTGGATGAACTAATCAAGGGGAATGGTATCTATCCCGGTGATCATATTAGAGTAGTGAAGATCGTGGAATACACTAATGATTGGGGAGGACAATGTTACGGTTTGATTTATGCCGATGAACCATGGGATAACTACCATGAGAGTCAGTTTGTTCATAATCCCAAGACAATCTGGGAGTTCATCTAAATGAGAACACAAACTGACTACACAGAGCAGAAGAACCGGTGTGCCAACTGTGGGCATCGGCTAGTGATGCATACTCCAAAGTGTACAGTTGAGAATGGGGACGCTTATGATCCTGCTAAGTTTATGCCTTGTCTTTGTAAGAAGGCTGTGAAGAATGGCTAGGGTACCAGAGATTCAACTGGCTGATGCACTTCTGGCAATCGAACCGGCGAAGGTGGCTGGTGGTAGTAAATCTCGTCGGGATTGGCTGGGAATTGTTCTTGATGTTCAGGCATACTTGTTAGAGGGGGAATGGGCGGCTGATAAGTTTATTGATCGGCTCTTGGGAGAGAAGAAGATAGAAAGGACGGTAATTGGTGGCTAGTGATGACAAGTGGGTTGTTCATCTTGGGGATGGCACTTGGGTTGAACTCGATGAGCTTCCTACTGTTGTTCTTCTTACCAAAGATCAGTTAGAAGAGATTGAAGATTTAGAGGATTTTCCTTTGGATTGTAAACCATTCACTCATATTCATATCAAGGATTTAGTAGAACAGTCTCATTGGGCTGATCATGTTAGAGTAGATAAGGCGGTGGGATCACATGACACAGGGGATCTACATCCGAGGCAGTAGGCCAAAGTCGAAGAAAGAGATCAAAGAGGCGGTGGTTGAGAACCCCCATAATGTGAATATTGAGGCAACCTCATTCTTTGGTAATGAGTACGATGGGTGCGTTGCCGATCTTCCAGATGACACTAGGATCTATTTCGTTGGGCCTGATCCTTATACGAGACGTAACTTCTACGGTCAGATCATCAAGAAAGATGGGAAGGTGAGAGTGGTATGAGTAAACGCCCACGCTGCTTCTTCTGTGGGATTGGTATTTCACAGAAACATCAGATCAAGGGGATCAAGACATCTGAAGAACGATTACTTCATGCAATCTTCAATCGTCAAGTTTGTCAGGGTTGCTATAGGAAGGGGAAACTGTGAATGCAGAAGTTGTAACACGACACTTCGGGGATTGTTGGGACATCGACGTCAGTGGTGAGCTGTACTACATTGACTTCAAAGGGAAGAGGGTTGTTGGTCCAGATGGTATGGAGTACAACATTGATGTTTGGCAAGAAGAGTGGGGAGTAAATCTCTCAGAGTTGGATTTCTATGATGCAAGACTATCTCGATAAGGCTCGATTGGGGAAAGCAGATCTTCATCTTTGCAATAATCCCGATTGTGGGGCATTTGCTGATGATCAACATGTACCTCTGCTGACAGAATCAGCATCTCTGGCTGAACAAGCTAAACATGAGTATGACCGACTTCCAGAAGAGGAGAAGAAGGAGGTAAAAAGAAAGTGGGATGAAATGTCAGAAGAGGAACGTCAGGAAATCAGGGATGAAGTGGAGTTCGATCTTCTATGAAACGCCAGTGGTGGTGGTTCTGGCATGTGTATCGTTGGAGAGTTCTAGCTGCTATTTTTGGATCAATCAATCACTCCATAGAGAGATTCCATGATAGGTGGCACCAGACTAAGAAAGAATGGTGTGAGATGTGTAAGTTGAGAGAGAATGATTATGAGTGGTAGGAAAGGATACAAGGCAGTTCTGTTCTCACCAGATGGTGATTGGGTAGTTGATCACAGATATCAGACTGTGGAACAGGTTCTAGAAGCGGTTGATAATCAAGGAAGTAGATGGATTTTCTATCCATTCCCTGTAGTTATACGTGATAGAAGTCAGCTCACTACACATAGACAGCGTATAGTGAGTGCTCCAGGATTGTCTTGGTTCGTTGGAAAATCAATCAATACTCTTAGTAGACATCTCCAGGAACATGGGTGGGAGTATCTCCACGACTAGAAGGGTTGGCCTCTGTGAAACAAGATCAACTCAGACCGACTCGACTCATCGAGTACATTGGGCAAGATCAAATCAAAGATCAACTTGGAGCGGCACTGGCTTCAGCAAAGGCTAGAGATACGGCACTACCGCATGTTCTTCTGAGTGGTCCACCTGGATTGGGGAAGACAACACTCGCAATGATCATCGCCAATGAAATGGGATGGACGATGATTGACTTGATTGGATCGACGGCTGGTAATCCAACAGCGTTGACGAAGAAGATCATGCGAATCAAGCCAGAGACTATGTTCTTTATTGATGAGATTCATGCTTTGAGGAAACCAGTTCAGGAGATTCTATATCCAGTTCTTGAAGATAATCGGGTACTTTTTCGTATAGGATCAGCATCCGCTGAAGTAGATCTACCGCCAGTAACTATCATGGGCGCAACTACAGATCTAGGTAAACTGACTCAACCATTCATTGACAGATTTCAACTTCAGTTTGAGTTGTCATTCTATCATGTGGATGAACTAATAGAACTGGGAGTTATAAGCTCCGGGAAACTGGGGCTGAATCTGCCAGAAGAGGCTATTGAGGTAATCGCTGAGAGAAGTCGTGGAACTCCGCGATACGTCAATAACTATCTCAAATGGGTTCGTGATTTCAAGATCTTTGAGAAGGTAGAAACTGTCGATCGCAAGTTCGTTCAACATGTAATGAGGAGAAAACTAAGGATTGACAATCTTGGCCTTAGACCATTAGATCGTAACTATCTGAGAACGTTGGCTGACTCACCTACTCCTGTGGGAGTAGAGGCGATAGGATCAAAACTGAGACAAGCTGTAGTGACATTGGAGAACACGGTAGAGCCGTTCTTGCTTTATGCGGGATTAGCAGTGAGGATAAGAAATGGACGAGCAATCACAGAAGCCGGAAGAGCCCACCTTGACTCCCTCCATCGGAGTAGTTCGAGAAATCCTTCTCGAGCCTAACTGGGAGAACACTGCCATGTGGCTTGAGGTTTCATGACTTCGAGAAGACTGCCAGAGAACCCATTATCAGTTTCATTGAGCAGATTCGTTACTTATCACTCACTGATCCTGAGGCGGTGGAACGGATTATTCAAAGGTTGGGTCGATAAACTTTCATTTGACAAACCGACTTTGAGATTATATAATAGAAGAGTCAGGGCAGGACAATATGGCCGTGGTTGAGGCAGATACCCTGAACTGTTTTTGTTCTTCCCTGACATTTAGATCTAATGGAGGTTTAGCTGATGGGAGAAGTAAAAGCACTTCTCAGTAAAGCCACATGGACGGTAGAACGAACTGCCCTCTTAGAGGAAGTCATCTTAGATAATGAGGCGGTTAGATTTAGAGTTCAAGTGTCAGATGAAGGACGGCGGCCATTCATCTCACGCTGGTTCAATGACCCAGTTCCGGCGGCTGACTTCATTGATAAGATAAAAGGAGGACACTTCAATGCCGAGGATGACCGCTAGGCCGGTTGTAGAAGAAGCTAAGAGAGATCCAAGATTGGAAAAGGTAGCGGGGTTTGGAAGATCTATCGCCCAGCCACCATTGCAGCTACCTGTGGATGATCACAAAGGATTCAAAGCTGATCATAACGCAATATTGCGATCAAAGAAACATAAGTTGATAAGGAGGTATGCTGAGCAGAGGATTAGTAGGGCACTTCGACTGGGAATGTCCATCTCAAAGGATCTGTTAGAACTAGCTAAGTTCAAGAAGAAGGTGGGGCAATAGTCATGGCGACAGAAGAGGTTCAGGTGGAAGAGAAGACTCCTGTTCCTTACAAATGGAGGGTTGATACGGAACAGGGAATGCAGAGCGCTAGTTTCGAAATGGACGCCGGTACTGATATCGTACCGAAACATCTTGATGTCCAAGAAACTATCGCTATGGCATTGGGGGTTCGGGCCAATCAAGTCATTGTGGTGAACGTGAGCTTGATCTCTGACGGTTATTCATGGTTCGAAGCGGCTTCTGTGTCGTTCACTTTGGGTGGAGAACCTAAGGGCGGACTGATCATGAAGATCTCAGGACGTCGGATCAGGAAGACCGATTCTTACTAAAAGGGGTGGGAATAAGTTTCAAACTCCTTGACAAACCGACTCAGGATCTTATATAATGCAATGGACGGTCAAGACAACAAGTTCTTGACAACACACAGGAGGTTCTAGTAATGCCGAAGAAGGCAGCAGTGGCAGTTGCCGACGATGAGATCGAGGAGCTCGATGAGGTTGAGGCGACTGCTGAGGCTTCAACGGAGGCGGCTCCGAAGAAGGCTCGCGCCAAGAAGGAGAAGCCTGCTCGTGCTGGAATGAGCACGAAGGAAGCGGCTGAGTCCCTTGGGATCACGCCGGTTCGTCTTCGTCGAATCCTTCGCACAGAGGATGGTGGGTTCCCAGATAAGGAATACACTCGCTACGATCTGAGCAACGAGATCGTGGAACACGTCAGAGGACTCCTCGCAAGTGGGGCCGCTGAGAAGGCTGCACGACCGCGCAAGGCGAAGACAGAGAAGGTCGAGAACGCGGCCGAGGAAGTCTCGGATGAGCTTGAGGACCTTGAGGATATCGAGGAGTCCGATGAGGACGAACTCGAGCTTGAGGATGAGGACGAGGAAGAGAGTTAGTCTTCAACTGGCGAAGGTGTAACTAGGATTAGGGTTATTGCCCGGTACTGACGAGTACGTTCTAGGTTACATGGTTGATTGTTTCACTTCGTGGAATAATCAACCGCAGAGAATGGTTTATTAGGGACGTTCTGCCAGTAGATCGGGAAGAGGTAGAGCTAGGAATCCACTGACCAGTGGTGACTTAGTTCTACCTCTTCTTTTTGTGTGTGAAAAACCGCAGCAACTGAGCTCTGTGGAATAAAAAGCTCCTTAAGAGCCTCAGGATCAGCATCCGAATTCGTCTCAATCTTGGATGTTAAAGGTAGTCTCGCTCTGTCAACCACAACATCAAGATCATATTGACAAGCCCATAAAGATGTGATATTATATGACTATGGGACCAGACACGACAAAGGGAATGAGGAGGTTGGACAATGACCAAGGTTGGTACCGAATGGGATGCTTACCTCCGTCTCATCGCAACTAATCCCTCTTGGACAATAACTACTAAATGGGGTAGTTATCCCCTCAGCTTTCTAAACTTCCGTCAATATTTGGTCAATGCCTATGGTCGCCTCCAAGTTCATAGCCGAGCAGAGGCTCTTGCCGCCACTGAGGGGGCAGTTTTAGAACAGCCGCCCAGAAAGCCTAGGGGGGGTCGTTATGAACGAGGATGATGTTTATCTACATCAAGAACTCGAAATCGCCGAGAGGTTTGGGAAGAAAGCCTCTGAATCAGCTAACTATGGCTGTGGAGTGTATGAAGGGAAGGATTACCTCCAAGTATCTACCAAGATCTATGGCAAAGGCATCCTCACAACCACCTTGAGTGATGGTAAGATGAAGGATGTCTGGGAAGACTTCGACTGAGATCACCACCTTCCAACACCATCTATCAGCATCACACCTCCGCCAACCTCCAAAGTGGCTGTGGTTGATGTTGTTTTGTTGTAGTTTGATGATAGATGCTGAGGTTTCGGCCTCAACAACAGCATCAATCATCAGCATCGATCTTTCATAAATATTCCTTTATAGGTAGGAAAGATTGATTGATGCTGAGGTTCCCGAGCAACATCACCTTAAGAGCCTCAGCATCACATCAACTTTTCCGAGGTAGACCATTTGTTCGATATGCTATATTGATATATATAGATATGTCTATTAGAACAAACGTTCGGGCGTTTTGCAAGGTCTATTGCAAGGTCGGACGGTCAGTCTTGACCTTGCAATCGGTCCTGACCTAGACCCGCGAGAGACAGCGCGGACGGTCGAGGCAGGGAACGCGGTCCAGTGACGCGGCGCGGTGCCAGAGGGTAGGGTCCGGCCAGTATCGGCCCCATTGCGCGCGTACGTCCGGCGCGAGTCTGGACGTTTCTAGACCTAGGAGACTCCCCCAATGGCTGAAACATTCACGGCGCGCGTGACCGCCCTAGCGGTCACTAGCGCGCTCCGCAAGGTCGGACTCGACCGCAAGGTGGACGCGAAGCGCGTCCGCGCCTACGTGCGGGATACGATGCCAGCGTACGATGATGGCCTCTACACGGCGCACCTCTACAGCGCCGCGCTACGGGACCGCATCGTTGCAGGCATGGTCAAGCGGTACCAAGCAGGTCGGCCCGCCAGCGCGTCACTCGGGCGTGCGTCTAAGGTCGCTACAGAGGCGGCCGTCGAGGCGCAGACTCGCAAGACGCACAAGACCGGCCCGAAGGTCGAACGGACGGCACCGAACGGGACGCCCGTTCGCGTCATCACCCGGGACACTTCCGCCGATGCGTAGTCCCGTACTTACACGTTGCCGCTACTGCGGCAGCGTCCGCTACATCGTGGCCCGATGGGCCGACCGCGTGGTCATCATGTGCGCATGGTGCGACCGCCGCACAGTGCGCCATGCATAACATGGCTCGACCCCTCACAAACGCTGAACTAGCAGAACGCGTGCGCAATGCGCGGTCGCGGCGGGATTGGCCCACCGCCCGCGAGTACGGCGCGCTCATGACGCCGGACCCTTCGGACGATGTGACCGACCCGGACGCCTGGCCCGAATGGTGCCCGACTTGCGGGGAACGTCACCCGTGCGAGTGTTAGCACCTTAGACCCCCTGACCGGGATAGACCGACGGACCGCCCGCCAGTCTATCCCGGTCGGCCCCAAAAGGCCCAGCCGGTGTTGCAGGTTTAGAAGATGTATGATGTTTTTCTAAGATCTGATTCAACTTGGCGCCACCCATAGACCTGGCTGTGGCAGAAGTCATGGAGTGAGCTGCTCGAGGCTCGTAGCCATCCTGTAACCCAGGTGGCAACATTTACTCACTACGGCTTCATGTATGATTATGACTTAGAAACTTAAGAGTGATGCTGATGCTCTAAACAACCATAACCCTGTACAGGGAAACTGATGATCTATGAAAAAATGGGCATAGTTTGATTTATTTCTTATCTCTTCCCCTAAATTGGTCATCAATCTCTATTAACCCTGTACAGGGTTACTGATGATCTTTGATGTATTCAGGTGAGGAGAAGGGAGAGCCTCCTTGACATATGATTTAAGATAGTATAAGATAGGAGAGTAGTTGAGGTTTCTAGTCTCACTAGAGCCCCAGTTCACTCATAACCCTCTGGTCTTCCAGGGGGAGGAGTTAAGAACCAAAACCTCCCGACTACAGGGTTCGTTTCTCTTAGGAGATCGTACCCTTGGAAGCACCATACATCATAATCAAGGGGAAAGATTATTATACATCTCTTCCCTATGATGCTTTCAGGGAAACCCTCGATTGCCATCATTCCCATCTCTACATCCTCAAAAATTATGAGGATCAACCACTTTTTTGTGGGCTCTGTTTCTACCGAGAAGGCTGGGAGAGTGAGCTTCCTACCAGAGTTCACCTGTTCAAGACACTTGCAGAGAATGGTAATCCAGAAACTTCACCTAAGTTCATAGCCCATATGTTTCTGGTAATGGGCTTAGAACCTCCGCCAGGAATTCTTCCGCTCCATAAGTTCCAGAAACTACGGTCCCCTCGCGCGCGTGAGCAATATACCAAGCCATCATGGGGGCTCTTCCCCATCGCATCATCCCTGTGGAAGCTGATGGGATATCAACCTCCACTGGCGATTGTTCTTGTTCGCGGAGCGGGTGGGCGCTCAGAACCACAGATAGCTGATGAATTGAACTTATCTATCCTCGATGTTCATATAAGAATGGCGAAGGCAATTCGTACCGCGATGGGGTATCTTCCAAATGGCCGACATTATCGTTCTAGATCCAGCGGAACGAACATCACCCAAAGTGAGACGAAATCTAGAAGCGACGAACCGCGGTATGAAAGTGCTTAATCCTCGCGGAGCGAAAACCGTAGAAGAAGTCGAATCGGGGATGATTAAACGAAATCCTCGGATTCGCTATTCCGGTATGAAAGCCAGGATGGAGATGGCGGCTCAGGTTCTGGCTGTGGGAGGAACTCAGAGGCTTGCTGCTAAGTACGCAGGATGTAGCGAGCGCCAGATTAAGAAGTATTATACAGACCCCGATTTTCGTGTTCGCATTGAAGAGTTGAGAACAGTCCTCGCTTCGAAGGTTAAGGGTCGTATTTTTAGAGAACTGAGCCGTCGTACGACTAGTGATAAGATCAAGCAGATGGAGTTGCTTGATATGCTCCGCATCCTGGACCGGATAACGGTTGGCGGCAAGGGAATGGCGATCAACGTGTCTGGAGATGTTAATGTCGGCGACACCAACTATTATGAAGCGATTCTTGCCTCGCTCTTCAATCCTAACTCCGGACCGGATGGCGGCGATTTTCCGGTCTACGAACCTGATCGCATTCGATTATCAAGCGGAAGTCCACCAGTCGAATAAGAGATTTAGGGTTGTCAATGGGGGGCGACGGATCGGGAAATCCCAATTGGGGGGTCGAGAAGCATTCGCGCAATGCGTGATTCCCGGGTCTATGGTCTGGGTTGTTGGACCTTCTATGGACCTGGCGGAGAAGGAATTCCGAGTAGTCTGGCAACTGACTGTGGATCAGGGCTATATCCCTATTCGTCGTAAGTCAGAACGAGAAACTTTTATTCAGTTCGAAAATGGCTCCATGATTGAATGTCGATCTGAAGAGAACCCAGATCAGCTGATTGGAGAAGGTCTTGATCTTGTCATTCTTGCAGAAGCTGCAAGACTCAAGGAACGCACATGGCATCAATACATCAGACCCGCTCTTGCGGATCGCCAGGGCCGTGCTCTATTTACCAGCACTCCTCGAGGCTTTAACTGGTTCCATAACTTCTACAACAAGGGTCAAGAATCGGGGAACCCGGACCACAGTTGGTGGCAAAGTTGGACGATCCCATCTAGAATGAATCCTCTTCTTCCTGCGGGGGAGATTGAGGAGGCAAGGAAGAATACGACGCCGGAGGCCTTCGCACAAGAATGGGAGGCTAAGTTCATCGCATATGGTGGTTTGGTATTCCCAGAGTTCGATGAAACGGTCCACGTTCGTTCTCTTCAATATAATCCTCTTCTTCGTACTTCTCTTTGGGTGGATCCTGGTTCTGCTGCCCCCTATGCCTGCCTCCTAGTTCAGATCTCATCTGATGAACATGTCACAGTTCTCGATGAGATTTACGTAACACAGAGAACTACTGCTCAGATCATTCGGATAGCAGAAGAGAAGTGGCGACCTTACCTTCTTAATGAGTGGGGGAACCCACGAGATGAGATCGACGTTGTCGTAGATCGGGCTGCCGCTGAAGCAGTTGCAACGTGGAGACTCAGAGGCTATCGAACTCGAAATGAGAAACCTATCAGTATCCCCCGTGGGATTGAAGTTCACCATATGTTTTTGAGGGATCCACTCAGAAGCACTACTGATGTAATCGTTCCTCGAGTTCTCTATGATCCTAAATGTGTCAATGCCATCAGAGAGCATGGCCTCTATCACTATCCTGATACGATCAGACAGAGAGTAGAGACGAATCCGTCCGAACGCCCTGTGGATGTAGATAATCATACTATTGATGCAATGAGATATGGTTATTATAACTACTTCCCAGAATTATTCAATGAAGAAAGAGGGGCAACCACCATTGAATACGCTTCTTGGGATGAATTCATTCCAGATCTCCGAGAAAGAGTTAGACTCGGTTATGATTGAGTTCTCCTATGAGTGAAACACACACTTCTGGGAATGGTGGTGAATCAGCGGTAACAGTGAAACAGATGGTACTCATCCATGATAAAGAGATTGATGTACTTAAGGCTTGGCGTAATGAATTAATTGGCGCTTTTAAACTCATGCGAATAGCTTTGGGAACGTCGATCCTTTCTGCGATTATTTCGATTGTTGCTCTAGCTGTGATGTTAGGGACAGGGAAACCATGAGTTATCGGCAGCTACTTGGGATATTGACGTGAGCTACCGCCTCCCCATCTTTCGACCTCAGCGCAAGGATCCGGTTGAGATACACGCCGACCACGAGAACAATAACTGTGTTATGACCTCCGGTGCGATGGGACTCGACTACCACACAGGGGGACGATTGCAAGTTTGGGGTGGCGACCTTCGTCATCGGCAGACTGATCAGGTCAAGGGGACCGACCTCAACGATCTCGCGACTGCATGGAAGAGCTACGGTGAGACGCTGGACATTCGCACTGGAAAGGGTTGGTCGGGCGTTGTTGCGGCACTCGACGAGGGCCGGTGCGTCATCCTGCTGGGCGATAGCGGCGATCTCCCAGCTTCCTGTGCGCAGAGTCAAGATACCGCACACGCCATCCTCATCCACCCCGACCGTGACGCAACCGGGAAGCGCCGCTACGCCGATCCCTGGTGTTCTCCGCCGGGCTGGAAGTGGGCCACAGATGCCGCCCTGAAGCGCTACGCCGCCCCGCTCGGCGTACAGTTCGCCGTCACCGCAGCACAGGAGGATTCCGTGGCCGTCGTCGTCCTCACCCCGCTCATCCCCGTCCGCACCTTCCGCGTTGCCGCCGGGGCGACGGTGCGCGGCTTCCGGCCCGACAGACCGACCCCGGTGAAGTCGGCCCAGTTCGCGTCGGCGAAGGCGGACGCGACCGCGGTCATCACTCAAACCCCGTCCACCCTCGTCCCGCATGGCAGCTTCGTGCGGGCCATCAGCGGCCCCCTCGCGGGGCTCTACATCCCAGCTAGTGAAGTAACACTAGATCCAGCGCCTCCGACGGCCGATTGTGCCGCGGCGATCAAAGCAGCGGAGTTACCGCTGTTGAATAAGATTGCGGCTGCAAGAGCCGCGCTTGATAAGTAGGAAGGGAGAACAGCACAATGGATCTCACTCTCGCAAACGTCCTCACTGCTGGTGGGGCAGTCGCTACTGCGGCGCTCATCACTGGCCTCATCGAGATCTTTAAGAAGCTTCTGCCAATTATCGGTGCAAGAAAATGGGAGCCATGGTTGGCGTTCGTCTTCAGCCTCGTCATCGTTGTGTTGGCTTTCGCGAGCAGCGCCACAACGCAGACGCTTGAAACAGCGTTCTGGGCGTTCCTCGCCTGGTACGGCATCGCCACGATCAGCATGGGTATTCATGATCAAGTAACATCAGTCCGCTCAACAGGATAAGAATATATTAGTATGATTGTTGAGGGTCGAGCTGAAGGGGTACGTTGGTCATTCGCAACTCGTGAATTGAGACCAGAAGAAGACCCATATGAAGAATGGGCCGAATGTCATTGAAGGATTCATGATGAATCAGGTCCAAGAAGTCATTGCGAAAGTTATCGGACTTGATGACGAATTCAGTTCGATGCGTGGTGAGATGGATACCATGGTAGAAACTATGGAACATCTCGCTTCTGATAATGTGTTACTACAACGACAGATTGAAGACCTAGACTATCTCAATCTGTTTGATATGAATCAAATCAACGAAGTCCTTCCTTTGGGAGATAGGAAGAAGACCTTGGCCCGTCTCCGGCGGCTTCGCCATGACAATCCACTCGCCAAGCAGGCTGTGAAACTGATTACACGTTTCACACTTGGCAAGGGCGTTCAATGGGTTTTGGCGAGGCCGTCCGGAGATTCAGCTGATTCACAGAGAGAATCCCCCCCTGTGGTTGAGGCTGTGATTGATGAACGAGTTGATCCCCTCAGAATTATTATCTCATCATTCTGGAATGACAATGACAATCAATTAGCTGTGACATCTCACTCAGCAATGAAGACTATGTTGGATGAGACAGTTACAGACGGTGAAAAGTTCTACGCTTGCTTTGAAAGTAAAGCTGCCCCTTATATCAGAATGAGTGAAGTTCCCCTAGAAGAAATTGATGCAATTATCTACGATACTAATAACAAACTTCGCCCAGTTTACTATCGTCGCCAATTCCAAGAACTGGAGTACGATGGCAGTAGCGAACAACTCAGACCTAAAGGACAACCGAAGATTCGGTATTATCTAGATTATCGAATTACTGATGAAATGCTATCAGAAGTCACAAAAGGCATCAAGATCCCAAAGAGTAAGATCGATCCAGATGCTAGAATCTTCCATAGTATGATCAATGAGATTCAAACGAAGAATGGGAAGCGTGGACTCTCAGAACTTTACTCATCTCGTGAATGGTTCAGAGTCTTCCGTGAGTTTATGGAAGGCCGAGCAGCAATCAATGCTGCAGCCCAAGCAATCTCCTATGTTAGGAAGATCAAGGGTGGACCCACCTCTGTGGCTTCATTCTCTGGTAAGTTTGGTGGTTTAGATGTCGGAGATAGTACAGCTAATCAAAGTAGTGAAGTTCGTAAACTGACGAAGCCGATACAAGGCGCAGTTTATGATACCAACCCGGCGGTTGATATTGATTGGATGAAGACAGATACTGGCGCTGTAAACGCTAAGGAAGATGCGAGAATGCTTCTGATGTCAGCCGGAGCTGGCGTTGGGACTATGATTCATTACTTCGGTGAAGGTGGAGACGCGAACCTGGCTACTGCTCAATCAATGGAACTGCCAATGGTGAAGTCTTATGAAGACTGGCAGCAGTTCATTGAAGACTTCTATACTAAGTTGCTCTTCTATGTACTTCAAGTCGCTAATGATGAAGAATCGGCTAAGGAAGATATCACTAGAGTTGGGTTTAACTTCCCACCGATCATTAGTCAAGATGTTGTGAAACATACGACGGCTTGGGCTCAGATTGTTCGTGATATTGCTCCGAATAACATGTCAGTTAAGAGGCAAGCAATTCAGAGTGTTCTTACTGTCATGGGTGTTCCAAACATTGATGGCCTCATGCCTGGGATTGAGGGGGAGATGGTAAAGGCTGAAGCACTCCGCGTGCAACAGCAACAAGATATGGCCGCAGCTTTTGCATCAGTTCCTCCTAGTGGGAATGGGCCAGTGAAGATTCCAACAAGTGGAGAGAGTCCAGATTTCAAGCGAATCGCAGCTGGTAAGCCCGAGAGGGTAAGTAATGGTCCGAAGCCAGTATGATGATAGTTTCGCGGCGTATCGACGACCTAATGCGCCATTCCTACAGTCTACAAGCGATTCCTTTGGACGAGTTGACGGAAGAGCTATTGGAAGATCTTTCTTGGCTGTTGGAAAACGACTCAATTCAATTCTCATACGTCTCACTACTGATCTTAGATCCGGTACTATTAGTATTTCGGGATTCACTCTCAGAGCCAGAGCTTTTATTAGAGCAGCTTATTTCTCAGCCTATTCACTAGGCGCGATATCTATTTTTCCATTCTATACTCTTACTGACAGAGATGTAATGATACTTGATGGTGAGTTAGATGGAGAAACAGGATTTCTGCAAGAATTTGCTCGTGATATTGCTGGCCACCGACTTTTCCTTGATCCTACTATTCGCACTCGTCTTTATCTCCTCGCCTTGAGGGGTATCTTCGAACGTGGTCGGATAGAGGCCATGCCGAATGTTCCTTATAGATGGCGACTGGGACCCACAGAACACTGTGATAGATGCTTGACAGTAGCATTGAGTGGACCTTATCAACGTACTAGGAATAGTGGACTGGGTCTTCTAATTTTACCAGGTTCTCCAGGTGATGGATCTGTTTGTTTAGGGCTTACCCGTTGTGGATGTAGGATTGAACTAGAAAGTGGGATTCCACTACCGAATGAAGAACTTGCTGATAGATTGAGAGGGTTGTTATTGGAGGCTATGGATGGGATTGGCCCCACTACTGACTGAGATTGTTGTCAGTAAAGAACATCTACCTCTTCGTAGGAAATTTCTTGAAGCTACTGGCTATGGTTCTGATGATCTTTTATCATTGAACTATATCACCAAGATTTTCTTAACGAGGAATGGCGGCGAATATCGAGTGAGAGATGACGATTCAATTGAACATCTGGGTGGTCCTCCGCCGGATGTTGAAGATCGCATCTTCTAGAGAGGTTGAGATAATGGCCGAGGTTCAGACTAAGAAGCAACCTACACTTCTTGATAAGTTTCTTAAGGCTTCTGGATACAGTTCGAGGGATGTCGATAAGGTCGATGAACTTCGTCGTGTTATCCTAACCACTAACGGTGGGAAGTACGTTTATTCTCGACAAGGAGTGCTTCGTACACTCTCTGGCCCATCATATCCGAAGGAGGTCGCTGAAGAATAATGCCTTTCGCAGACTACAAAGATTTCGCTGATTGTGTTAAGAAGAATTCCGATAAGAAAGATCCACAAGCCTATTGTGCAACAATCGAACGAGCTGTACATGGGAAAGAATCGTTGGTTTCGGAAGTCATTGATGCGAAAGAAGCCCAGTTCTCGACTGATGAGACAACGGGTCGGATGACTGGTCGAGTTAAGATCATCCAAGCCGGGCGCGCTAAGAACCCAAGGAATTATCGTTCTAGCGCACTTCGTAAGGCAGCGAAGGAGGGTATCTATAACGGACTCCGTATGTTCGTAAACCACAGTGATAAGCCGCCACTCAAGCGTTCGCTTAGTGAGCTGGTCTCTGCTGTGGAATCTACCGAGTATGATCCAAAGACAGATTCGATCTATGGTAATATCGAATACTTCAACAAAGAGTTTTTCGACTATGCTCAACGAGCGAAGAACTATATGGGTGTTTCGGCTAGCCATAGGATCCGTGTTAATTACGTCCAAGAAGGCAGCCGAATGATCGAAGATGTTCAGGAGATTGTTGGCGCCCATTCAGTAGACTGGGTTGTTTTCCCGTCAGCTGGGGGCGAAGTCATTTCGTTTGCCAGAGAAAGTGAAGGAGCAGATGACGTGGAGTGGAGTGAAGTAACACTTGATCAGTTGAAGCAAAATGCGCCTCAGATTCTTGAGGAGTATAAGACTTCGCTGGCACGGGAATCGGCCGACCCAGATCCGCCTGATGATGGCGAGAAGATCACAAAGGCCGAAGTTGGTAGGATTGTCGCTGAACAAGTTGCTAGTATTCAATCGAAGATGATTGAAGATGCAACTAAGAAGGAAGTGACAGTTAAGAAGATTCGAGATTTCGTTTCGAAGTCTGGACTTCCTAGTCGAACACAAAATCGACTTATCTCTCAGTTCTTAGGAACTACTTCATTCGTTGAGGAAGACGTGAAGGAGGCTGTCGAGGAAGCGAAGGCTGAACTCAAAGAAGCAGGTGCTGGACCTAGAATCGTCGGTATGGGACCGTCTGGTTCTACTGGTGATGAAAGTCCTCGAAAGATCATTTCCGCAAAGGAGTCAGTTGAAACATATTTTGGTTTCAACAAGAAGAAGGAACAGGCCACTACTACCACCGCTACTCCGAAGGAGAGCTAAACGATGGCCCGAACATTCGTTAACGCCGGGCGTCGCCGGCAGTTCACTTCAGCCGCCCTCCATAAGGCCGGCGATCTCGTCTATACCGATGGATTCTTTGGAGTCGTCCAAGACGATGTAAAGACCGTTGGTGATCAGACAATGCATATTCTTGATGGCGTTTGGGATCTTCCCTTCGTCAACAACGCTGCAGCTATCTCTATCGCAGCCGGTGCAAAGGTTTGGGCTGCACCTAGCGTTATTGCCACATCACTGACTCTGTATCCTGGCATCTCAGTTCCGTCAGGCGCTGCCGCGGTCGGCCGTCTGTGGTCAACTTATGCTTCTGGTGCAAGTTATGCTCGAGTTGCTCTCTTCGGTGCTGAGAACCAGTACGCAGCGACGACACTGGCTCTCACGTAAGTAATAGGAGGTTAAGTAGAAGTGCCAGCCAACTCAATGGGTTTGCCTGACGGCAAGCACGTTCGTTTGTATGACGCTTATATTGAAGCTCGGGAACAAGCAGAGTCTGGTGTTCTCGATGCTGAAGAGGCGATGTCAACGAGCGACTTTGCTACTTATCTAGCGAAGTTCATTCGTCATACTTTTCTTGCCAGATTCAATGAGATTCAAGGAGTTTGGAGCCAGTATACTCGTCAGCTTGATCTCGAAGATTTTGACGATTATACGAGCTCACGATTCGGTCGTTTTACTGATATTCCGGAGAAGGCTCATAACTCTGAATATAATGAGTTTGCAGTTCGTGAATTCAACGCCGAGACGGTTCGACTGAAGACTTGGGGGGCGGCTTTCAGTCTCACTCGTCAGCTCATCATCTCTGACCGACTCAATAAAGTTGCTGAGTTCCCGAATCTTCTAGCAGAAGCTCTTGCTCGTACGGTGAGTAAGAGGGCAGCTATCAATGCTCTCCAGAGTAATCCTACAATGTATGATGCTAATGCTCTGGTTAGTAATGCTCATGGTAATCGAGTTACTACGGCCCTAGCCGCTACGACTACCGGCCGTGATGATCTGATAACTCTAGATCTGAAGTTCGACGACCAGACAGATGATGAAGGCTATAGCATCATCGTTCCTGGTGATCGAACACTTTTGATTCCAACTGAGCTCCGCTTCGTGGCTAAGGCAATCAATGAGAATGAACTACTTCCGAATGGTGCTAGTGCCCTTGAGGCGAACACTGTTCGTGGGATGTTCAGTAATATCATCATTGAGCCTTTCTTCACAGATGCAGACAATTACTTCGTTCTGGCTGATCCCACAGGTCCACTTAGTCCGCTTGCATATCTCACATTGAACGGTCAGACACAACCTTTTGTTGGTCTGAAGGATCCTGGAGTTCGAGCGGTACTTGGTGGAAATGACCCATATTCATTCGACTTCGACGAGATCAAGTACAAGCTGCGCCATGACTTCAACTTCAAACCGATCGAGTGGCGCGGTATCATCGGTGCTGTCGTTTAAGAAGGAGTTCTGATGACAGCAACTACCGTACGTACTCCAGCTCCATATGCTCAGAATATCTTTCTAGATGCTTCTATTGGAGTTTCAGGGAATTCAGGAGTATTAACTGGGTTCGATACTGCTGCTCAGCTCAGAGCTAGACTTCTAGTTACTGGGATCGGTGGCAGTTTACCTTACCTGGGAGTTGTACTCGAGGAGACTCTTGATGATCCATCTGGAGCGAGTGTCTACTGGGGTTCTTTAGGAGTATTCCCAACGATTGGGCCAACGTTGGTTGCGGCTACTTGGGCGCTTCTCAACATCCCAGGTCCATTCTCTAAGAACCTCAGGTTCCGTCATGTGATCGGAGTAGGAGGCAGCGGCGCATCGCCGGCCTTCGTTTTCCGAGTGGATGCTATTTCTAAGTCGGGTCCCTATTCTTAACGGGTAGGACTAACTTCGTGACCAGTGGTCACTAGAAAGGAACTAGGCGGTATGTCTTTCAAGATTTCCCTCGGTATGATTGTTCGTAACGAGGGTAGAACTCTCAGGCAGTGTTTAGAGTCGGTGGCTCCCTTCGTAGACGAGATCGTGATCGGTCTAGGAGGGGAGTCCACCGATGATACTGAATCAATAGCACGAGAGTTCACAGATAAGATCATTTCCATCGAATGGAAAGATGATTTCAGTGATGCTAGAAATCAGGTTCTTGATGCAGTCACCGGTGATTATTTTTTCTGGGTTGATGGTGATGATGAGGTCATTGGGGCAGAGAATCTTAGAAAATTAACTACTCATAATCCTAATGTAGATGGTTTCTACATGGGATATGATTATGGTAGGGATGAAGCTGGAAACTGCTCATGTTACTTAGTTCGTGAACGACTAGTCAGACTCCATGATGAACTTCCAGATCGCGGTTGGCGTTGGATTGGGAAAGTTCATGAAGTGATGGTAGCCCGAGGTTTCAAGGAAGTCTCACTACCTGTGGATAATGTTCTTATCAAACATCACAAACCACCGAACAAGCATGACATCAACCGGAACATTGATATCTTGTATTCTCAGCTTGAGGAACAAGAGCCGAATCCAGACCCTAGAATTCTTGGTTATCTGTGTACTGAGAATGCAGGTCGTGGTAATTTCAAAGAAGCAATTCTTCACGGGCAACGATTCATCAAGTTGTCAGGTTGGTTAGAAGAACGATACCAAATGCAGCATCGAATTGCTGATATGTATCGAGTTACCAAACAGTTTGAAAAAGCAATAGATGCCGATATGGATGCTATTCAAATGGTTCCAGATTGGCCTGATGCTTGGTTCGGATTAGCGGAAACATATAATGCTGTTGAGAATTACAAAGCAGTAGTTGAATACACTAAGGCGGGGGCGATCAAATCTGCTCCAAACACGATGCTAATCATCAACCCTTTAGACTATAACTTCTTTCCTGTTCTGATTCTTGCTGGGGCATATGCTCATCTCGGTGACTTCGAGATGGCACTCGCTAATTATGAGAAAGCATACGCTATTCGTCAAGACGAAACAATTGCCTATCAGATCAATCTTCTGAAGAAGGAGATTAATCTTCAAGGTGTTACTCAAGCTTTCTTGATGCTCAGAGAACATCTCGGTCGTAATGATGAATGGCTCAAAGTTCGTAAACTATTTGATGTAGTACCTAAGCATCTTGAACAACACCCACAGGTTCATGATGCATGGCAACGCTCAATGATACAAACTGATCATGTTCTAGATCCACAAATTATGATCGATTTCTATACTGAGAATCCCCATTGGACTCCTGTAGATGAAGAACAGATCAAAGACCCCGGGTGGTTAGTATATCCACGGATGAAATTCGCCTTAGATACAGCTCGTAAGATTCATGCAAAAACTATAGTGGATTGGGGATGTTCAGATGGATTCATCGCCCTCCCGCTTGCGAGAGAAACAAGAGCCCACGTTACCGGATTCGACCTCGACCCGCGATGTGTTGATCTGGCAACGGTACGAGCTAAGGAATGGGGAGTGGACGCTCGTTTCGAGGTCGGTAACGTGGACCAGATCGGAGGATGGGAAGGTTCAAAAGCTGACCTTGCTGTAGTTTTTGAGCTACTGGAACACGTTGTTGATCCAGCTAGAACACTTGAAGGAATTGAGAAGACAGCTAATCGAATCATTATGACAACCCCATACCTCTCATGGGAAGATGGGAATATTCCACAGTGGGATCGTGTTGAACCTAAAGGTCATCTTCGTATCTTCGATCAATATGATCTTGAGAGGATCTTAACTCCGCGTGGTCGTATTTGGAATCTATATCGAGAACCTTGGGCAAAAACTGGCTGGCTCTTCACTGAGTATATTCCCGGTGAACGTCATGATAAGAATATCATGATTGGAGCAATGGGTGCTCCTGAACCCTGGAACCCAAGGATCATTGATACTAGTGGACTTGGTGGTTCAGAAACAGCAGTTGTTCGATTAGCAGAAGCATTCGCACGACAAGGCCACAGGCCGGTAGTTTACTCTAATATTGATGAACCTGGTTACTATGAGGGTGCTTGTTACCGAGATGCTTCTCACTTCAGGACTGAGATAGAGTCTGATCTTTACATCGCTTGGAGAGCACCAGAACAAGCTGATTGGGAGATAAATACTAAACAGCTGGTTCTGTGGATGCATGATACTGATGCAGGGGATCGACTGACTCCAACTCGGGCGCGGAAGTTCGATTCAATAGTGATTCTGACTGAGTGGCATAAGCAGTTCATGTTAGAAAAGTATCCATTTTTGAAACCAGATAAACTCATTGTTATTGGGAATGGGATTGATCTTTCACGGTTTGAAGGAAAAGTTAAGAGAGATCCTAAGCGAGTTATTTATTCGTCTTCACCAGACCGCGGTCTGGATATTATCCTAGAAGGAATCTGGCCGAAAGTGATAGCGGCTGTCCCTGATGCTGAATTACATGTTTACTACGGATGGAATAACTTCGATAAGTTCGCTCCGATGTATCCACATCTTCAGGAATTCAAGAATAAAGTCCAAGGTTTATTCTTGGAATCGAAGAATGTGGTTCAACATGGAAGAGTTTCTCAGAAAGAACTGGCTGAAGCTTTTCAGAAGTCTTCAGTTTGGCTCTATCCAACTTACTTCTCTGAGACTTATTGTATTACGGCGATTGAGGCTCAACTTGGAGGGGCACTGCCAATTACTAATGAACTCGCCGGTCTAAAAGAAACAGTAGTATCTGGTGATATAATCCCTGGTGATGTAAGAAATTCAGAAGTTCAAGAACTTTACGCAAGAGCAGTGATTCAAACATTGAATACACCTCTAAAAGATCGGGGTACAATGCATAAGAGGATCTTAGAAAATGCTCCTGCGCAAAGTTGGGATTGGGTCGCCAACCTGTGGCGTCATTACTTCCTTCAGGAAGGAGAAGTAACTCGTGGCTAATGTTCTTTATGATAAAGGAAGGAATGCTTTCCTTCAAGGTTCGATCAACTGGGCTGTTGATAATATCAAACAACAGTTTGTTTCAATTTCAAACCAGCCAACTGCCTATGTATTCAATGCATCGTTAGATGAGTTCTTTGCCTCTGTGCCTACTGGGGCTAGAGTTAATACATCAGCAAGTTTGAATTCTAAAACAGCGACTTCTGGTATTGCAGATGCCGCTGATCAGATTTCATCTGGTGTTTCTGGTCCAACGATCGGTGCAATCGTTATTTACAAGGTAACTGCTACTGCTTCAGCTACAGATCAGCCACTGATTGCTTACATTGATACTGCTACTGGAATGCCAGTTGGCCCTAACGGTGGAGACATCACAACTCAATGGGACAATACAACGAATAAGATCTTCAAGCTGTAGGTTAAAGATGGCTCTCTACGACTTCTCCATCGACGGCCTCGCCCTCGTCGCGGCGACGGCGAAGACCGTCCTCGAACTCGGCACGGCCTCGACCGACCGGGCCAAGATCGTCCGATGGTGGGTCGAGTTCGACGGCGCGACGAGCATGGCCGTTCCCGTCAAGGTCGAGGTCGGCCGCTTCAGCGCGGCCGTGACGACGGCCACCACCGGCACGGCCAACAAACAGGATAACGCCGACGCCACGCCCACCACGGTCGTCAAGCACTCGACCACGACCGAGGGTGCGGGCACCGCCGAAGCCGGGCTCGAAATCCACCGCATCCACCCGCAGGGCGGCCTCGTCATGCAGACCCCGCTCGGCAACGAGAAGACCCTCGCCGTCTCGACGTTCTGGCGTATCCGCTGCACCGCTGCTGCGGGCGTCAACGTGACGGCGGGTGTCGAATGGTCGGAATGACCGTGCGTCGCGTCCTCGCCGCACTCGTCACGGCCCTGCTCCTCGCGACTCCCGTTCTCGCAGCGCCGGCGCCGACCGGCTTGGTCCAACTATGGGACTGGTGGACGAAAGGTTACGAGTCCTCGCTGGTCATCTCGCGCACGCCGCCCCACTGCTTCGTCACCGACGACTGGAGCCTGCAACTGTGGAGCGGTACGCTCGGCCCGGGCCAGACATTCGAGGCGCGTGTCGATTTCTGCTACCGGGCCGATGTCGTGCTGCTTCGGGAGATCAGCGATAACCACGAGTCGATGATCGTCAATGCGGACGGTCGGGGCAATCTGCGGCTCGAAGTCGTGAGCGCCCTGTTCACGTCCGGCTATGAGACTGCGGAAACGACGAACAGCCGGGACTATTGGCAAGGCTGCGGCCTGTTCGAATACCGCCAGCAGGATGCCGCGGGCTGGTATGCCGGGCCGGTATTCGTCCGCCTGACGAACGTCGGGTCGCGCACGGCGCGCGACGTGTCGCTGCTCGCCGAAGTCAGTCTCGACGCTTCGGGGTTCCGCGCTCGCTGCGCGGGGAGCTGAGCCAGATGGCGATTGCTTTCGTCCATAACCTCGGGACCGCCCAGACCAAGGTTGGCGCGCTGACACTGGTCATCACGACTTCGGCCGCAGCCAGCGCTGGCAATACGATCATCGTTCGCGCGGTTGGAGTCGACGCGATTCCGAATGCAAGTGTTACCGATACCGCGGGCAACACCTACGTGCTCGATACCGACAACTCAGGCGCCAACCCCCGAAACGACATCTGGCGGGCCGACAACGTGGCCGCCCTCGCCAGCGGTAGCTCGATCACGGTCACATACAGCACCACGTTCTCCGCCGCAGCCGCAGCGGCCGATGAGTTCAGCGGGGTCACGGCCACGAGCCCGAAGGATGTCAGCGGGGTCGGATCAGGCTCCTCGACCACGCCCTCGGCGACGGCCGATCCCGTCGCGACGAACGACCTGATCTTCGGCCACGTTTCCGTCAATGGGCCGACCGGCGACACCTATACCGAGGACACCGACAGTACCGGCGGCGATACCTGGCACACGCTCACCCGGATCGGAACGTCAGGTGCCGGGGCGACGAGCAACGTCACCAGCAATGGGGCTTACAAGATCGCCACGGACGGCTCGGCACAGACGTATAACCCGACGCTCGGCACGTCCCGGGCTTGGCGCGATACGGTGACGAGCGAGACAGCCGCTGCCGCCGCAGACGCCCGCCCCGCCCCCATCCGTGTCGCATCGCAGGCGGTGACCCGCGCCGCTGTCTGGTGCAAGGATCATTCTGGGCTATGGGTTCCAAAGCGACGACTTTGGGTTCCTGGTGGATAATAAGTAATGGCTAGAATCGGGCGAAGTTTTCCACAAAGTACAAGACTGCGACTGGCGCCGAAAGATACTGGGACAACCATTGTTCCGACTTCTATTTCATCTCAAGAAGCGATTGGAACACCAGCATTTATTCTCACCAATACTGGTATTTCACCGTCAGCTGTTGGTTCAACTGAGGCTGTTGGTTCTCATACTCTTAAAGCCACAAATGTTATTTCTCCATCTGCAATAATCTCAGGCGAAACCTTAGGAACACCTGCACTTATCCTCAGTGGAATTTCTATTCTACCAACCGGCGTTATTTCTACAGAAGCTGTAGGAACTCCAACTCTAGTTCTCACTGGTATCAGTATTCTACCAACTGAGATTGTAACAGACGAAGCAGTTGGTGCTCATACTCTTAAAGCCACAGCTACTATCTCTCCTTCGTCTATTAGTTCTGCAGAAGCGGCTGGTTCATCGACTCTTATCGCAGTTGCTTTTATTATTCCAACTGCCATCTCAAGCGATGAAGCAGTTGGTTCACCCACTCTTGCAATCCCTATTCAAACTATTCAACCAACGGCGATTGCTTCAGCGGAAGTAATAGGTACTCCTTCTCTCATCCTTGCTAATATTAACATTCTACCATCGTCAATTGTTTCAGCCGAAGCGGTTGGAACATCCTCTCTTATTCTAACCAACATCAATATTCTACCAACTTCTATTATTTCAAGTGAAGCGGTTGGTTCTCATTTACTTAAAGCTACTAATTCAATCCTACCATCAGCTATCAATTCAGCTGAAGCCACTGGAACGCCCTCATTAGTTCTCAGTGGTATCAATATTCTACCAACTGGGGTATCAACTGCGGAAGTAGTAGGTACTCCTAATCTTCTGGCAATCAACACAATTTTGCCAGTTGCTATAGCAAGTAATGAGGCATTAAGCGCCCCATCTCTAATTCTTGCTAACATCAATATTCTACCCACAGCAGTCTCATCTGCTGAGGCAATAGGCGCTCACGTTCTCAAGGCTACAGCAGTCATCTTACCAACTGCTATCAATTCAGCAGAGGTTTTTGGTTCTCTCAGATTCGACCCCCTGTGGCCTACTCCTATCTCATCAGATGAGCAGTTAGGAACTCCAACTTTAGTTGCTGGACAGCCTGGCGCTGTAAACATTCTACCAACGTCAGTTTTATCTGAAGAGGGAACTGGAACACCTTCCTTATTAGCTGGTGGAGTTAGTGTTCAAATATCAGCTATAGGATCAGCCGAAGCAGTTAGCACTCCGAGCTTAATTGCTACAGCTAAGATTCTTCCAGTAGTTATCAATACTGAAGAATCTGTTTCCCAACCGGTTCTCTACAGTTCAGCGACTATTAGTCCCGCCTCTATTAATCCACAAGAGGTACTGGGTACTCCGTCTATCATCGTCGGGGCATCTATAATTCAACCAAGTGGAGTTAATAGCGCTGAAATTAGTGGCAATCCAATACTTGTACCAGGACAAGTTTCTGTTCTTCCAAATAGTATTACTGCAAGTGAACTATTTGGATTACCAATTCTTATCCCTACTAACACAATCATTGTAGAATCTGCTGCTTCAGCAGAAGCATTTGGTTTCCCGGTTCTATCACTCGGTGTTACTCGAATCATCGTGAACGGAATTCCATCAGATGAATCCTTCGGTACTCCGACACTTCCAGTTCTTATTGCAGGTTGGCGGTGGATAAATCGCAGTCCTGCCTGGAGAACTACTAAATCTAGAGGATGGAGTGAAGCGCAAGATTCTCTTGTCAAGACTCGAAGAAATGAAGGCGATAGCTAATGGCTCTCACTAGTATCCAAGCTGTTAGATTAAAGTCATCAGATAAATCTACTATCACTAAAGAAGAAGCAAAGGGCGATGGTACTAGTAAGTTCTTCAAACTTAGTCATGCGCCAATTCTGAACTCTCCTGATATTGAGGTCAGGAAGAACGATGTATTGCTAGTCAGTGGATATACTATTGATTATACAAATGGTATTGTAACATTCACAACTGCGCCGTTAGTAACTGATGAACTTGAGTTTACCTACTACTGGAGTATCTTCACCGACGCTGAAGTTCAGTATTTCTTGGATGAATCATCATCTGATATCACGATCGCCACAGCCAGGTTATTGCTTGCCATCGCAGCTGATGCTTCTAAGATTGCTCAACGACAATCATTAGCTGGTGGTGGTGGACTTGGTGCTGTAACAATCGACACATCTGTCACCGCCAGAGAACTTAGAAATACAGCTGCTGCTCTTCTAGAACAGAAGAAACTCGAACAACAGGTTGCTCAACTTGAGCCAGCTGATGGACTCACCGAGCCTCTGTGGACTGAGTTTGGTTATCAGCAACAGCTTGAACAGCATATCATTCGGGAGAGTTAGATGTATCAGGAGGAGGTGGCTGATCTCACTGCAGTACATCTACGGAGCCATATTGGTGCTCTCCTCAGTTCTGTTTCCACTATCTATGCAGATAAGGTTAAACTTCAGAAACCTAAGAGTATAGAAACTGCAAATCTGGTAGGTGGAGTTTATAACGCGAATCCTGATGAAATGCCTGCTTATGCAGTAGATATCATTAGTAAAGCTTTCTCTGGGGTATCACCGGAGGGGCTCTGGCTCTATTCCTATGATGGTCATATCGCTGGTGTTATCTCAGGCGGTAGTGAAGCTACTGTTAATGCAATGATCAAACGACACGAACAAGCAGTAGAAATGTTCGTGAAGAGTCATCAGCATTTACATCAAACTGGTAGCACTCTTGGTAATGATTTCAAAATCATCGAATTGGGATTCTCTGGTGCCGCTTTCTCGGGAGCCGAACAAGTGAATGCAGCCAATGATCGGGAACTCTGGATTGCTGGATTCAGGATTGATCTAGTCTGGATTGTTAGTGAAGATGGCCCCGGAGATTACTGATGCCAATTATAGGACTTCAGTTTAGAATTGAAGGCGCCAAAAATGCAGCTGGTAAAGTTCAAGCATTCAATGCTGAAGCTCTCAAGGTAGTTCGTGAGAAAGCTAAGGAACGCGCAAGACAGACTGTCTTCCAGTTCAAGACTCAGATGGCTCGTGAATATACAAGTGCTTGGGCTACAGGGATGCTCGCTCAAGGAGTCACTTATCGTACCTTCGTCAGGGGTGATGGGATTGAGGTAAAGTTCTATATCGGTGAGAGGAGAGAACTGAGATACATTACAGCTGCTTTGGGCGGTCACTTTCGCCGATTCCCTGTAGGTCCTTTCATCATTCGTCCAATTCCGCCTAAGAAAGTACTCGCGATTAGGTTTCCTAATTCTGCTGCTCGTCAATTCATTAGAGGTCCAATAGGTGGTAGACTAGCTGGAGCTAAACCTACAAGAGGTGATGAAGATTATCCTCATGGTATCATCAGAATTAGGCAAGTTCTTTGGGGTAGACGAACAGGAGGGTTTTCACGGGACGTGATTAGTGAAGTAGCAGAACAAGAAAGTATCTTATTTGTTCAAGATATGGCAGCAGCGGTTAAGAACGCTGCTGTCAAAGTAACAACTCCATAGGAGGAAACAAGTGACTCAAAGGCAGATCCTCGAGAACTCAATTGATCTGCTCAAAACACTCAGAGGACCAGCTAAGATTCTTTGGGCAGCATCTGCAGTTGGATTCCCGACATTGATCGAGAATGTCATTAATCCGAGTACAGGAGCTCCTGGAGCTAGCTGGATTCCATTCGGATTGACACGCGGCGGTGTCAATGTCAGTAAGAACTTAGATATTGCAATTCGTGATGATGTTGATCAACTCCTTGGAGCTTATGATCAAGATATCGTTGGCCGAGCTTATGTTATCACCTCTCAGTTGGCTGAAGTTATGGGCGACACCACTCAGCTGGCTGTGGGGATGGATATGGGAGTTGCGAGTGTTGTTGGCACTCTCGCTACGCAGACATTCAGACCGCTGGATGATTCAGATAATAAGACTGAAGAACGACGTTGGGCTATCGTATTCCCAAAGGCAACTAATGGTAAGGTTCTCGCATTCGTCTTCCGTCGAGCTGCCATCGCAGGTGGTGAGAAGGTCTTCAGATTTGACAAGAATGATCCGGCGAGTCCCCCGCTTGAGATCAGAGCCTTCCCTGAGATTGCTACAACAATCGCACCAGAGCTAGCGTTCGGTGCTCTCTTTGATCACGGGTAGAAGAAATGGATAACAGGCGGCAAGCTTTCCGGCGTGAACCTATCGTAATAGAACTAGATCCCAATTTCTCACTCCCTGTGGATCCTATTCCGTGGGAACAGAGAACTGATTTTGGTAATGAAGTCGTAAGACAGCATGTTCAGATTCTTAATGAGGCCGTGAAGATCTATGTAGATGAGGACACTGGACTTCCACAGCTAGAAGCAAAACTGACTCAGAAGTTCAGTAATCCTTTAGAACTATTTCGTTCTGGTCTACCTGAAGAGACATTCAATCTCTTGAAGGATCTACCACTCTACCACAATCAGGTGGTAGAGATTCTTTTGGCGATCTGTGATATCAATGATCTTCCACAACTCAAACCGATGCTTGACCCAAACTCCCAGACCCCGACGCCACTTGGTGGGATTCTTTCTACTCTGATCGCGCCGGGGGCAGATATTCCGAAGACAGGATCTGGGGAAGACTCCTTACCTCAGGTCTCAGAAGAGACACCATCAGAACTCTTACCTACCCCGAGCTTAGTTCAATCTTAGAAGAAATTGAACTAACAGTCTGGGCTGATAGGAACTGGCATCTAGCACTCAAGACTACTAACCCTATAGAATCGTTCAGAGAACTTCAAGAGACTCTTGAGAAAGAAGAGAATCATGTCTCGATTGATGATCTACCAAACAAAGACTGGTTGAGACAGACGTGAGTTTCCCTTCTACTGCTGGTAATCCACGGCTGGGTCAATCTCCAGCAGCTCTTACTTCCCTCGGTGCGGTTGGTGGCCCCCGAGGTGCAGGTGCTGGCGCTCTTAGAATTCTGGTAGAATTCGCTACTGTTTATGATAAGGAAGCAAGCGAGAGATTACAGAATGATCTACGTCAATTAGATCATGCTGCGAATAATTCAGCCATTGCTGAAGAAAAACGACAGAACAAATTACTTCAAGTTCGCGGTAAACTGGCCGAGTCTGAAGCTTTATTCAGAGGAAAACTCGATACTGCTGGTCGTTCAGAACTTAAAAGAATCGAATCTCTAGCTTCGAGTCGTAGTAAAGCAAACAAAGCAGAAGCCGCGGCTGCTTTGGTGCAATTCAACGCTGCTCAGAAAAGTGCCGGATTCACTGATAATGAGTTGAAAATTCTTGGACAGCGTACTGGGTTAAGAAAACGGGAACTTCAGCTTATTGCTCAACAAGCAGCAGCTGAAGAAGGTCAACACAGAAGGGCTAAATCTAGGTTAGCCGTAGAAGAACAAATCAATAAAGTTCAAGTAGGTAGAGCTTCGCTTGGAGCAAAACTTGGTGGTCTTGCTCTTGGCCTCGTCGGTGGGGCGATTGGTGCCGGGCTTATTGGCGGTGCTTTCGCTCTTGCTGGGGCTGGTATTGATCTACTTAGTCAGAAAGTTCAGGATATTCTTGATCCAGCCCGTCATGCCAAGGAAGCTTTAGTCGATGTAGCTAAAGCTGTAGATAAGATTGCCCAGTCTGAAGGTATCTCAATCTTAAAGGCGGCTGGTAAGTATCTTGAACAGATAGGATTGCAAGCAGACAATGCAACAAGAGCTCTGCTGGCTAAGTCTGTTCTAGATCAACAAACTTTAGATTTACTTAAACAACAGAATATTGCAGCTGAAATTTTCCTTCATTCTAAAGCTCTTGAGAAACAACTAAGGGATGAAGCTAGGGAAGCAATCATCAAAGAAGCTAAGGCTCTAGGAACTTATCAAGAGATTGTTAATCCTAAGGCACCAAGACGTTCAGTTCAAATTCTCATTGATGGATTAACTCTTGAAGCAGCTGTTACTAATAGAGTTGGTCAATCAATGGATTATGCGGCTGGAGCTGCTGATCGTTTAAGTGCTGCACAACAAGCATTAGCACTTGGTGCTGCCAGAGCTTCTCTTGGTCAAGAACTTCTTGCGAACGCGATTCAACGGCTCACTGAATCTCAAACGGCCCCGCTCCAAGCACAGATAGATGCTCTTTCAATCGAACCAAGTGCTAGAACTAAGCAACTTGAAGCAGCACTTGAACGTGCTTCAGGGGGTGGAACTTCTACTCAACTTCGCAACATTGCCGAAGAACGCGCCCTTATTCTTCTTAGACAACGATTACGTCTCTTAGGTGCTGCAGTTGATCTCGAGAAGTATAGTGGTAAATTCTTACTCGAAGCAATAAATGCTAAGATCAATGCACTCCAAAAAGAAGGCCAAGCTCAAGAGCGATTGAATCAGTTGCTTGACCTCCAGTTCCGCATGTCTCAGACGATCAAACGCCAACAAGGTGAGTCTATTGCTGACTTCCTTGGTCGTCGAGCACAAGAGAATAGACACCTTCTCGCTGAACAAGCTAACTTAGAACGACAACAAAAGATTGATAGTCTTGAGCTGCTGCGTGATAAAGTCCAAGATGAAGTAGCTCTGGCAGAGAACGCCGAACAGAGAAAGAATGTTATAGCCGCAGCTGGTGCTACTGCTAGACAGAAACTTCTTCAGAAGGAACTTGAAGCTTCTAAGAAACATGACAAAGAAGTATATGAGGCGCAGAAGAAGGCTCTCGAAGATCAGAAAGCAGCTATAAAGGAAGCTGGTAACGAATCACTCAGATTACTTTCAGAGTCTGAATTAGAAAAAACTAAGATCACTCTCATTGCTGCATTCAACGCACAACAGCTCGCTAGAGTTCAAGGTCGTATTCAAGGATATACTACAGCGAAAGCAATATTGGAAGCAATGGCAGAAGCTTTCATACTTCCTGATTTCATGGTTAGACCTCTTCTTGATAAGATAGATGCATTATTGAATACTTACAGACAGAAAAGTAATCTCTTTAATCAGCCACCTATTCCTGGGGTGGGTATTCGACCATTCGCCCATGGTGGAGTTTTCCAGCTCAACAACGCCTCTACTCAATTCGGTTCTAACATCAGAACTGGTGAGCAAGGAACAGAACTCGGCGTGGTTCTTTCACATCGAGTAGCTGCTATTTTACAGAAACAGAAAGGTGGTCCTAATCAAATTGGGCCATTCAATCTCTATGGATCACAAGATCCACTCCGTGATAAGTATGCTTTTAAGCGCCTCGTGAAAGAAGCTGTTTCGGAGGCTCTTGCATGAACCCGAATCTGGTTGTTCTTTCCCATGCCACTTACGTTGGAGCTTCTGGAGCTACTGCAGCTGCTACGCATTCTTTCTTCACTAAGGACTATAAACCGCCCGCCGAAGAACGCTTCGTGGGAGTAGATGAGGTTAAGAATCAGAATGGTAAATTCAAATATGTATATGACAACGGCCCAGGTTTCAGGATTTGGTCGCCTTTCTCTGTGGTATGTGAAGAGAAATTCACTGATTTAGGTAGTGCCCAAACACAATACGATAATCTGCGTAAGTTCTGGAATCATCCTGGCTTACTGGGGATGAAAGCTCCTGATGGAATATACACTATCCATTGGACGGCTAATCCAATGGAAAAGAATTTCCGAGTCTTCCCAGTAGTCGCCGGTGCTACATCTATCGAGTATGAAGTAGTTGTCCAGTTTGAGGAAGCATCATGAGTGGTCAATCCAACTTCCCGACTTCTGTGGATGACGATACTTCACTATTTGATGTAACGGATGGTACTAGTACTTTGATTGCTAGTCATCACAATAACATCAAAGAAGCAGTTAAGGCGATCGAGCAGAAAGTCGGCATTTATAGTACCGCAGCACCGACTACTATTGATTACCGCCTTGGTAATCCGACAGATAGCCACAGACATGATGGAGCATCTGGGCATGGACGCAAGATAGATCCAACGAACATCGTAGTTCCATCCGGTGGTTTTCCGTCTGGATTATCACTATATGACCACTTCCTTGACACTCAGATCCATAACCCATCCGGTGGTCGGAGATTCACAGAAACGATCCATCTGCATGGCAGCGCAGTAGTTGGATCTAATGTGGCAGCCCCTGTGACTTTTGGCCGTTCGATGCAGATTGAAAATATCTCTGGTGTTCTTCGTCGTGGTCCTAGCGGTGCAACAACCGCATTTGATCTCATGATTGGCCCGACTTCAATTTATCAAGCATCACAACTATTCAGACCGATCTTTCCAGCAGGTGTAACATATTACGGTAATGCTAGTCCGAATCTCATTACTTATCCATCTGGTGGAATTATTACTTTAGATGTTGATGCTGTTGGATCTAATGATCCCGGTCAAGATCTAACAATTGCTTTCGTTTTCCGAGACTAAGATGCCGATTACTACTTACAATGATGGATCTAAATACGGTGATGCTGATGCGATTTATGGACGAATCTCTACAGATTTAGTGGTTGCTCAAAACAGTCAAGCCAGAGAAACTGGTTTGAAAGTTACTGTGATAGATGATAGATCGAATGCTTGGGAATATTTCATCGGTACTGATCTTAACGCCCGTGAATTATTCATCTCGACTAATAAGAACCCGCCTGCTGATAATCAGGGATATTGGTCTTATCGCCTTGGGGCTTCTATGATAAAGCTCAGTGGCGGTAAAATCATCCGTATTCGTAATGGAGATGGGTCACTGGGTGATCGACAAGTCTATGTTCAAGAGATTACCGACCCAACGGTAGCTTCTCAATGGACGAGTTGGAGTCTTCTTTACAGTGGTAATCATTACGGGATTGCACTTCAGGAAGCTACATCAACAACCTATGATGTTTTCTCAGCGAAGTCTGATGGACTTTATAAGAACAATTCTAAGAAATGGGATAAAACTGGACTTATCGCTATTTATCCAGTTGTTGGACAGAAAGACGCATTATTCGTTCTGAGAGTTTCAACTGATCCTATTGAAGGCCCTCCCTACAGAGATCTCGATCTATTCTACACTGACAATATAGAGGTAACTGCACCTACAGCGGATCCTGTCAATTATAGATGGTACCGTAATAGCATCTCTGCGATGAAACTAAGTGATGGTAGAGTTGCTAGAGTTCAAGCGATGGGGCTGTACCAATCACCCCGTGTTAGAAACAATGGTGATTCAATTACTGTCGCTTTCAATAAGGACGTTTCTACTAATATTCCAAGTGAACCACGATTAATTAGAGGTTTAGCTGGTCAAGTCGGCCACAATACAATCACTTGGCCCAAGTTATTTCAACTTTCTGATGGGTTTTATTATCTATTCTATTCAGAAACTCATGCGGATAATGACTACGATGCTATTTCTAACTTCTTAACATCTCCAGCATGGCAACGTTCCAAGAATCTGTTACATTGGTCAGAACCTGTACCAGCTCCAATTGGCGGTGGGTGGGGCTTCGCTGGGGTTGTTGAAGCAAGTGGGTATGTATGGTTCGCTGGGAATGGGTCTGTTTACCGCCGCCCATCTACTTCAGTCTCCTATGATATCAGTAACTACGTACCACAACTTCAATTCGATATCCCCAGAGATAATCAACCTGGAAATGGTAGTTTCCCTGTGGCAAATCTCGCTGGAATTAATGATACTATCCTCGGTTTAACAGATCGAAAAGTCAAGATTGAAGTTGGTATCAAAACTGCTACTGGATTGTTTGAGTTCGCTCAATTCAACGATTGGTGGGTCAGGAATGTATCGCGGCAAATTGATGGGGAAGCTCAGAGACTACAACTTGAGTTCGGTGATCTCTGGTTCAGATTAGAGAATCTACTTCGAGATACTTACAACTTTGTCGGTAAACTTGACTGGCAAGATTGGGCGGAGGGAAAACGGAACAAGAAGTTTAACTATTATGGGGCTGGTTCAGCTATAGAAACTGCTGATTTCCGTTTGAAAACTAGTGGACTCATTCTTTATACTGGCTGGAAAGGTCATAACCCATTAACTGAAATTCAATTCAATGCTACTATCAGTGGTGATACGCCGGCTTTAGTTTATAGATACAAAGATTCTAAGAATTACTACAAAGCTGAATTAGATGGAACTAATCTTAATCTCATTAGAAAACGAGATGATGTTGATTCAACCTTAGCTACTGTAGCTGTAACGGCTGATTCGACCCCTAATATTCGTGTAGAAGTTATCTGGGCAATTCATAAGATCTATCTGAATGGTGTTCTAAAGATTACACATACAGAAACTGTACCGGGAGCCGATCCTGGTTATGTAGGTTTTAGAGGCACTAAAGCCTATACTATTTCTAACTTCTTACTCACCGATTGGGAAACCGCATATACCACTGAGGATCTTATTAGAGTCGCTCTTGCGATGGGTGATTATCATGATGCGAAAGTTGCTGGCGGTGGAGATAGACAGCTTGCTATCATCTGGGGTCCACAGACGGATATTCCATCCGCTGCTGATGGGTTACGTTTCTCTCTAGAATCAGCGAAACTTCAAATGATCTGGCGTGATGGATTTATTGAGGTTGGTAAGTTCACAGATAAATCTATCGTTAAAACAATTCAAGATCGGATCATTAGTACAGAACATTCCGAAAGTGCTGATCGTAGAATTAATGTGGCTGTTATAGACGGGAATGAGCACAGTTGGATTGAACTAGACGATGCTGATCTAATTCTTCGTAGTCGTGCTTTGAATGGTTATTTCGATTTGCCTGAGTTACTTGATCAATCAGCAGTCACAGCTAGAGCCCAAGAAGAAATCAGGCGTGGAAAACTAGGATCAGCCCCTGGTGGTTCAGTTGTTCTATTTTTAGATCTTTGGCGAATGGACGCCGTAACTTGGATTGATAATATCGGTAATTCAAAAGATGTACGGATCGAGGGGATGGTAGTAGATGTTAATCAAAGTAGTGAACCTCATCAACGAATGAACATTGATACGAGTTTATTAGCATGAAGCGGATAGTTAACCCTAATAGAAGATTACAAGAGATCAGCCAGACTCAAAATAGACAACGAGCTCATAGAGGATATCTAGTAGAAAACTATGATGGGATTGGACAATACATACTCGTGGCATTATCTCGAGGTTCTACTGCTTCAGCATATAAAGCTAGAATAGCTTCTGGGGATTTTGGAACTGGACAGGTTATACCAGTTGGAACTCCAGTGATCGTTACCAGTATCAGAGGTCAGATAGAAATCTTATCAATGGGCGCTAAATGAAGACTCGAAAATCTATTCCTGAACTCCTTAAATTACCACAAAGAATTCATAGGGGGTATTTGGCTGAAGCCTATGATGGGATCGGCCAATATGTGATGGTTACTTTGACGAGGGGTTCTACCTCAGCGGCGTATAAGGCTAGAATTGCCGCCGGAGATTTCGGGGGTGGAAGAACTTTCCCAGTTGGAACTCCAGTACCAGTCTTCTCTATTCGTGGTCAATTAGAAATTCTACTTGGTAATCTACCAGGTTGTTTCCCTAATGCTCGTGGAAAGGTCATCGATTCATTCAGTCGAGTAGAATCTAACGGCTTAGGAATTTCTAATTGGGGCTCTACATGGGATGGAACAGGAACTTATGACAATGCTAGATTAACAGCAGATGGTAATAATGCCGTCTTTGATCGAAGTTTACCTGGTTACGTTGATACTAATTTATGGTATGATGATACTGTTAATCCAAAACTTGGATGGCCTCTACCGCAAGATATCTATTGGTTCTTAGAACATGAAGGTCCAATCGATCCAGCTTATGGGTTGAATCTGAGATTCAGTAATACAGTATATGTAAGTTTTTTTAATAGAGCTTTTAGTCCACCTTTCTTCCCAGGCGCGCAAGTTAACTGGCAAGATTCGAGTTTTAATACCCATACTTATGATGACCCATTCAACTGGTCAATAACAAAATGGGCTTTTAGAATACAGATAGAATTAGATCAAGTTTCTTACAAACGTTGGGATAGTAGTCTACCTGAACCAGATTGGATGTCAGTACTCTCCGCCACTGGGATAGGAGATGAGTTACCTTTGGATTGGGAATTCTCTAGTAATGCTAAAGTAGCCGGGGAGATCTGGAAATGTGATTGTATGCAACTGGCCCAATAGAATATCATAATTTATGACCGAGGAAGCCGGACCTCCTGGACCTCCTCGATCCGGTCGAGTTCTGCCTCGGCTTGCTCGACTGTATGGATCAAGGCCACAACGCCGCCTGTGGCCTTGATCCTCTCCAAGTAATAAAGTTGCAGGCGAGTAGGTTTGCCAACTGCATCTCGTTTCACCTCGAATGCGCAGAAATGGCCGTGATAACACCCGAGAATATCGGGTAATCCAGCCACCATGAATGGTGAACCATGCAACTTTATCCAGAAACCCCCCCTAGAACGAAGTCGTTCAAGTATCTTCTTGACGACTGTTCGTTCTAGAGGGGGTTTTCTGGTGTTCACTATATGGTACCGGGAAAGGGATTCGAACCCTCACTCCTCGCGGAAACGGATTTTAAGTCCGCCGTGTCTGCCATTCCACCATCCCGGCATTGTTCACTGGCGATCCCGGCTGTCCCTGATTTTCTACGGGCAATCTTGAGACGTCTCTCATATATCCTACGGGGGCACCTAGCAATGGGCTTCGTGATACCATGGTATCCTCTCAGCTTATGACTAGTAGGACCAGCTCTTAACTAAAGATCGTCTAAATCGAGTTCCTCAAGATTCTCATCCTCGGTATCAGAATCAGTTTCTTCTGTGGTTTCTTTGTTCTCTTCAGTTACCTGGAAGGCATCCTTCTTGAAAGTAGCTTGGATCTTCGACTTTGTCTTGCCCTCATATTCATCATCATCAAGTGTAGCTCCGATAATCAATCCTTTCTGGACAATGGCAGCAATCGGGACTTCAACTTGAGACTTAGGAACCTTAACTCCAAGATCCTCAAGGAAGTTACGTAGATTCCACAGGGCTTCTGGCTTAAGGCTGGTAACGTGCCAGATTGATCCAGCGTTCTTGTATTTGTCAGGGGCGTGAATCGTCAAACGCCAGTTCAAATACTTAGAAGTTGCACCTTCCTTAGTCTTCAGTTCGCAACCTACTACCTTTAGAAGATAATCTCCTGTAGGCACATGGGCGGCCTTTCCGCCTTCGCGTCGATCCTCGACGTCACTAAAATCTACTGTGAGTTTAGATGGTAACTTCGGCGCCGGCATTGTTTTCTCCATAGATCCGATCGATGAATGATTGGAGAGTTGGATTTCGTTCTATTGGTCTTAACTCCTCAAAACGATTACCAGATACATACTTCGGACGTGATCCAAGTAATATCCGTCGTTCCATGACCTTCTTTCCTTTGATCTCTACCTCACTTACGTAGATTCTACCAACAATATTAGTAGCTGAAAGGAGAACTGACCTCGGCGCCGGGGAGAGTTCTGGATGTGTCTCAATAAGTGTGTTACCCTCTTCATCTTCATCTGTAGTAGTCTTCTCTTGAGCATTGAAGATGATATGATACGGAAGGTTTCGGAACTTGATAATGGCATCTTTCATAATTTCACCATTCTTCAAATAAACCCTCCTATCTGGAGTTAATGGATCACGAGACATATCTCGATCGAAATCATCCTTCAAGACCCATTTGATACCAATTGACATCAACATTGTGATAGTATCAATGACGATTACTTGATAATCATGTTTGCCGCCACGAAGGAACCAGTAGATAGGATCAAGGTCTTCCCATCTAGTTACTTCATAGACCTCCACATTCGGCCGCTTGCGAACTGAGGCGTAGCCCTTTTCATTGCAATCGATTATAAGTGTCTTCAAACTAGAAGAACAAGAGAAAACTGTCTTTCCTACTTTATTCCTTCCATAAAGACACATCTTGATGTATGGATCAACTTCCTTGGCTGATTTGATCTTACCTTGAGCGGTCGTTGCAGACTCATCCCTTTGCGTCTTCGTCGTCACTGACTTCGACGGTGTTAGAGTTACTGCCAACGTAATCCTCCTCTCCAATAATGAAATTAGTTTCCCGCATCATAGTCGTGTCAAACCCATTAAGTTCGGCTCGGCAGAGATCATGATAAGGGCATTGAGTACTACATTCCCTTGTGATAGTCCTAGTGAATCGCTTAGTCGCCTGGGCCCTCTTCACCACAGACAAGGCGTCCAGTAGGACCTCTCGTGTAACGTGAGATTCTCTTGGGAGCCGGTAACGGCGAAGGAATGGTGATCTCTTTGACAATGGACGAAGTACATCCAGGAAGTCAGCTGGATTGAAGTTATTCGTCTTAAGAAACTTGAGAAGTGTAGGATAATCTGTCGCTACTTTACGTTTACTCAATGCTCCATCTTGGTTAAGTTTAGGAATAGACGGTGGTTTACTCCCAACATAATTGTAGATTACTCCGGCGATTTTAATTTTGAATTGAATCTCAACTGCCCACGGGTATAACATTAGTTGAGGATCCATCGCGTGATATGACGTCGGTTGTGGAATAACACTGGCTGACTTGTGATCTACTACCCAGAGTAGACCATTTTCATCCTCAACAATGAGATCAAGTCTGCCCTTGAAAACGAACCTCTTTCCATTGACAACAAGAGGAGTTTCTACTTCAAGAAGCTGTTCTACCATATATGGCTTCCAGCCATCATTCCGATAGTACCAGGCATACGATCGCATGATCCGCTCAACTGCCTGTGGTAGTGGACCAAACTTCTTGCTTAATAGTTGTTTCTCTTCATCAAAGAGTTTGTTCCAATCAGCTACATACTCGTTGTGACCAATCTTCCAATCACTTTGTGCGTAGTATGTTTCTAGTGCCTTATGAATCCAAGACCCCGTATAGAGTGGTCTTGCTCGTTGTTTAGATTGTAGTAGTTGAACATACTTGTATTCATAAGATTTGGGGCAGCGATTGAAAGTTTTAATCCTTGACTGATTGAAAGTAATCCTTTCTAATTCAATCATCTAACCACTTCCTGAGATATGCTGTTAATGCTTCCGCAAGTTCTGGATCATCTGACAGGAAACCAATTGCTAGATTGCAATCTTGGCAAATGATACCACGTGATCGATTTGTCTGGTGATTATGATCTTGAGATAAAGCTTTCAATCTTCCACTGCCATTAGCTCGTCTGCTTTCTAATTTCTTACAGACTGCACAAACTCCACCTTGAAGCTGAAGAGTACTCTGATACTGTTCAACTGAAATACCTAGTTTATAAAGCCTTCTTTTAAGTCTCTGTTCTGGTTGTTTAATAAAAGCTTGGTGTCTACGCTTCTTTATCTTCAGTCCACAATCGTCGCAATATCTCTGAGCATTAGATTGAGGAAAGTACGTAGTACTGCATTCTTGACAAATTCCTAGTTCTGCTATCGCCGCCAAGGATATCTCCTGGTCTATTTTGCCTTCATTATATTATACCAAACTGCTAAACCTTTGTCAAGGTTCATACTTCCTGCATCCACAAACAGAACACCCAGTCTTCGTCGGTACTCCTATCTGCTTTCTCTCTGTATGCAAGTTCTTAGGATGACCGCACCACAGACAGTGGCCTCTGCCATGACTCATTTCTCACCCCAATGTTGAGATATAACTACTTCTGCTTCGATCGGAATTGTCGGTGAGAATCCGAACAATCGCTTCAATGGCAGATTCTCCATCACCTGTTTAACTAACGTAGCTACTTCTTCTACAACATCTTCACGGGCTTCGAGTAGGACGGAGTCGTGTACATTCCCGATAATCCTGGCGGATCTTCGATCAGTAAGACGACTCGAGAGGATGACCATTGAGAGGATGGTGAGATCTGATGCGAAACCTTGAACAGGAGCATTGATAGCTTCTCTCTCAGCTTCCCCCTGAACCCCCTCATCTGTGGATAAAATGGTAGGAAGATGACGAATCCGTCCAATGGGACTTTGAACGAATTGAAGGTTTCGAACGAGGCGCCGTTGACGATCATGCCAGGCCGGTAATCCTCGATATTGGTCAAAGAATGCTTGACGATAGGCTTTTGCTTCATCATCACTTACCTTAATCTGGAATTTCTCATCGGCATAAGTTCTGAATTTTTTCCAGCCCATCCCATAAAGGAAGCCGAAGTTAACAGCCTTCGCCATCTTCCTTTCTTCCTTGGTGACTTCTGCCGGAGGCTTGTTCAGGACTTTAACTGCTGTTTCAAGGTGTGGATCACCGCCTGTAGTGAATGCATGCGTGAGTGCTGAGTCCCTGGAAAACATAGCAGCAATGCGGAGTTCGACTTGAGAAAAGTCAGCCTCAATGAATTTCCATCCTGGTCGACTCCCGATGATACTTCGAATGTATATATCCCTGGGCACCTGTTGCATATCTGATGATAAACGCCCGGTGACAGTTCCGGAGAGATTATAAGAGGTGTAAAGTCGTGGCTTGCGAGCAACTCCAATTCGAGCAAGCCAGTTTCGAGTATAGGTTGATTCATACTTCTGCCATTTTCTTAACTCCATTAATAGATCAACTGCTTCGTGTTTCTTTCGAAGCTGGAGGAGTACTGACTCCGCTGTGGAAGGTCTTCCAGATTTTGGTGATACAACGATAACTGGTAGTTTCAGATATTCAAAGAAAAACCAACCGAGGAAAACAACTGAACGTAAGTTAGCGATTCCCTTCTTCTCTTCTGGTACAAATGAAAGAATCTTATCTTCAGTCTCTGCAATTATCTGTTTAATCTCAGTATGACGTTGACGAAGTCGTTCCATGTCCACAGGAAAACCGTTAGTTTCTAGATCAATGAACGCTCGACACGCCGGCATCATTAGTTTCGTGAAAAGACGGTGAAGTCTTGGTTGTTTCTTTAACTCTTCTCTGAACAGATGGTATAAACGGAGAGTGTAATCGGCATCTTTTCCATTGTAGATAGCGAGCCGAGTAAGTCCCGTAACAGAATTAAAACTGACCCCAGTTTCGTAATCATCAGCGCCAAGATAAGTTCTGGCAAGAGGTTTAAGTCCTCCAGGTCGATTTTCATCGAGGAGATGTGCGGCAAGTTTCGTGTCAAAGTGAGCATAGAGTTCTACTCCTTTAGCTGCCATCCATTGACAATCAAACTTGATGTTATGTCCAACCATTCGTTTCCCAGCCAGAGCCACACTGAGTGCTTCGTAAACCCGATCAATGGGGATATCCCATTCAATTTCTGGGTGTTCAAGACCCACAACGTAAGATTTACCTGGTTCCCAGGAGAAGGCAGCGGTATGAATAACTCCGTCTGGTGCCCAAGGTTCAAGCCCTCCTCGGTCACGAGTCATCTCCTTTGTTCCAGTCTCAACATCGAATGAAATTGGTGTTTCCACAGAGGCTAATATTTGGCAGAACTTAGCTAGTCCCTTCGATGATCGGATAAGTGCAGTTTGAGTTTCCGGGCGCCGATCTTGTCCATTGACAAGGCGGACAAAGGACAGCAAGTCGGCCTTGAAGATGCCCTCATGCGCCGGATTTCTTAGGACGGCCGCTGGATGTATAGTAGCAAAGACTGTTCGCCCATTAATCTGCTTAGCGATCCCTCGTTTAGACATAATTCCTGTGGAACCGGTTATCGCTTGGAGAGCGGCATTTCCCAGAAGAAGGATATATTGAGGATTAACAATATCAAGTTCACGTTGCATGAAAGTTGCGCAAGTCTTGATCTCGGTCCTTGTCGGTGTCCGATTATCTGGCGGGCGACAGCGAACCGCATTGGTGATATAGACAGAGGCTCTAGATAATCCGACTTCCGATAAAATCCTATCCAAATACTGGCCAGCGACCCCTGAAAATGGGCGTTCAATATCATCTTCCCGTGCACCTGGAGCCTCTCCAATCAACATGATCTTGTTTGGAACTGGGCCGTCACCTAGAAGACAGACAGTTCTTGCTTCTTTATGAAGTGAACAGAGAGTACAATTCTGATCTCTGACTGGAAGCCAGACTAGTTCTCTTGCTTGTGGATTAAGTGTCATATTACTCTCACTTGTTCAGCTCCATCAGGAACAGGAATTTGCCAGATACCAATCCCGGCAGTGACGAGGAGTGCAAGTCCACTAGTATCTCTATATGGAGTTTCGAAATAAACTGCGATAATACCAGCATTAATAATGAGTTTAGCGCATTCGAGACATGGTGAATGAGTACAGTAGAGTTTAGATCCATCAGTACTCGTTCCAGCCCTAGCAGCAAAAGAAATTGCATTCGCTTCGGCATGAACTGTTCTGGTGCATCCCCCATGATTACCAACTTCACATCCAACAGTTGTGCAATGAGGAAGTCCAGAAGGTGCTCCAACATATCCTGTTGAGATGATTCTTCCTTCTCTTGCAATTACAGCCCCTACTGAAGCCCGTTCACAGGTACCTCTGAGAGAGATGACTGTGGCAGTTCTCATTAACATTTCTTCTCTACTGATCCTAGAAGACATCAACCACATCTTTCTTATAAACGTGAAGAGAACCAATCCAATGCGTGAAAAATCCAGGTTGTATTTCTATAAGTTCTGCAATATATCGCTGCAGTTTGTGGGTAAGATACATATCATTCGCTAAGTGTGTGAAGTAATCTCCTGACCGCTGTAGATACGTGATATGGAGTTTTCTATTTCGCAAAGCGAACCAGTACCCCAATGAACAAGGGACACGTCGTTGCCCGAGTTGTTCATTGTCCAACTCCCTCCACACTGGCATGAAAAGCTGGCGGGAATCTGGATGCTTCCGTAATTCATCAACGATGGAAATGAGAGTTCCTTTCGAAGAATTCTGAAACTTTCGATATCTTTCTCCGTAAGTGTAACCGAAACCACGGTCTGCAAATTCCTGCCAGATTTCTGGCCTGAGACGCCAAGCGGATAGTGACTCATCATCCGGCCCCAATCCCTGTAATCTTTCTTCAAATTCAGCTTCGCACCAATCTACATTAGCAACGTTATACAGGTCAGTTAGATCTGGTTTGGTCACAGTATAGATCATATTCAGATATTCTTGGGTTTGATATTCTGGATCGTCCGCGATCTGTTTATCTTGCATCGTTTGTGGATGAACTTTCATACCGAGTTCAGCGATATCCCGTTTCAATTCATCAAGAGCCTCTGGGAAATTCCTATAGATTCTCAAATCGTCGCCTCCCCGATGTCAAGAATTCCAGACCCACGTTTACCTTCACCTGTTAAAACAAGAGTAGAAGCTTGTTGCGAAGTAAGTTTGCGATTAACTCTCCTATGTGTCGCCCACCCTTTTAGAACTAGATTCGCCACAGGGAAAGAACGGTACTCTCCAGCTTGTGCGTTCTCAAATTTCGTCTTCCATCTACGGGCAGCTCTCCATTTAATCTCTTCTTCTGGTCTATTCATATATTCATGATAGTATCTGACTGAATCACCGATTCTACCATCATGCTTCATAAATTCTTCGAGGCGTCCGAAGGTGTAGAGGGTAGCAACTGTTTCAACGGTTTTGATGATGAAGTTTGGGCAGTAGATCCGAAGCCTGATATCTTCCTGATCAATGCCCATACGTTCAGCAAGTTTGCGAGCGACGAAATCAGAAAGCGCGTAATCGGCGACTCCTGAGAAACCGAGTGACTGGGCTCGTGTATAGAGAGTGAGAGTTGCAGGTTTAGGCTGCCGTCTGAAGCTGAAGCCGAGTAGACAGTTACCCCATTGGTGGACCGCCTTCTGACCCCCGAAATTTGGCGGAACGATTCTGAATGTCCAGAGGGCATCATAGGTTCTCACATTCATGGCATTGTTCACCCAGGCGTGTAGAGTTTCTGGGTCAACATATTGCCCGGTAAACTTCGTCCATTTCGTCGGCGTCAAACCAATCTTACCAAGATCAAAGTCGAAAACAGCTGACTTGGCTTCCATCTGATTACCGAAAGAGTGAATAATGTTACGTTGATAATAGTCAATGTAACCTGGTTTATCTTCGAGCATACCAAAGTATGCCCCTTCCCACATAGCTTTGATATCAGGAAATTCTTCGATAATCATCCGCGATCAGAGTCTAAATTAGCTTCACGACGACGCTCATCTTCAATTCTATTACACTGCATCACCATCGAGTCAATGAATTCATTTGGTCTGATTACACCTGTCAGATAAAGTAAGTTGAGGATTACCGAAATCTCAGCTCGAAGTACAGTTGCTTCTCCATATTTTCCAACTAATTCATCTCGATTGACAGACTTCCGATACATCTCGCTCTGTGGCATTGGAACCCAAATCTTGCGTTTATCAATACTCATCTAGTAGTTACTCTCCTGTCGGAACTTATTGACTTCGGACTTCTTGAAGTAGAGTTTGTAAACCATCTCAGCGTCTAGTCCGACGATCAGGCAGAGTCTAACGAAAAAGTGGAGTGCATCCATCAACTCTTCGTAGAAGTGGGCTTGATCTGTCAAGACATGAGTTGTCTTCCATGGCTTATTCTTCAAGCAGTTAGTTGCTTCGCTGATCTCTTCAATCATACGATAAGCGGCATCTTTGATATACCACTGAGAGACTGGATCATCCAGATCTACATCAAGTCCCCTGTGGAGAGTATATCCATTAGCGATTTCAATTTCATCATACTTCCCCTCAAGTTCCTTCTGACGCTCAAAGATAGCTTCAAACATATCTCTAATACGGACAGGACCTGACCAAGTCTCAGGAGCTTCAGTTTTGATATCGTTAATGTTCACTGACAATTCCGACAGAGGTAATAATTGGATACTGTTTCTTGGAACTCAAGCGGATTATGAGATTTAACCGGTTCCATTCGACGACCACATTTAGTGATGGCTGCATCTTCAATGAATGATTCTACTAGATGCCAAAAAGTAATTTGGCGTCTCTTACTTCCATAAGCAGTAATCCGACAAACCCATTGTCCGATGTTTGGCATTATCTTCCTAACCTCCAGTAGATCGGCCCGGTAAAACAATGTTGGAGATATATGCAGAGGCCGCCCGACAGATCCCAAATCCGGCCTTCAACGTAGGGACCTCGATCGATAACAGGAACCGTTTTCTGTTCTCCTTTCCATCTGAAAGTAACGAGAGTTCCACACGGTAGCGTCCGATGCGCGACTCCGAAGATCCTTTTGGTATAGGCTTGTCCACAAGCGGTGTGATTTCCGTAGAATCCAGGACCATACCACGAGATTTCTTTATCGTAGTTCCATCCTTTCTCAACTGAATGCTGGCTGAAGATTGTTGTGATAATAAGTAAGAGATATGTTATCCATTTAGAGATTTCATCTAATATCACCCTTCAAGTATCCTCGTACGATTTCAAATAGTTCTAGTATGTTTGAGTTCCATTTATAGTGAATGAACCTCTTCCCATACCAATTCATTTCTGAAGACATCACTTCATCGTAAAGTTCCACGAGTTGAATGAATCGATCTTCAACTCCTTCCATCTGATCTTTAGTTTTGATACCAAGGCGTAATTCATCAGTCGTCGGACGAACATAGATCAATAAGGCGGAGGTTCTAAGAAACCACAGGATATTGTTGATGAGTGGTGGTTCAGCAGTAATACGGCCCCTAAGTACTGGCCCATAAACGAGTTCTGAATAAAAGAATCTGTCATGGATAGGAATTATATCCGATTCTTCTCGATCCATTTGTTGGGGCCACCATACACTGAAATCCTGTTCTGGACCAAGTTCATTACGAATCAGCTCTAATTGTGGAAATCCTCTCATCAACTTATGAACAAGAGTAGTTTTTCCGCTACCATCCACTCCTTCAACAATGATTCTTTTCTCTTGTCTAAGTGGGCTGATCAAAGTCTAACCTCCCTGTATTGGTATATTATAAGGCATCTTGGTATCCCTGTAAAGGGTCAGTTTTCAAGAAGAATATGGGGATTATGAAGTACAGCTTCTGCGATACTTCCCTTCTCTTTTAGTACTTTCAACACTACAGAATCTATAGTTCGTGGAGCCACGAGATGATAGTATGTAACTTTCCTAGTTTGACCGATACGATGAAGTCTGTCTTGCGCTTGCCAATAGTTTCCTGCATTATAGTCAAGACTGTAAAAGATACACACATCCGCCGGTGTAAGATCAATACCAAGGCTTCCCGCTTGAATTTGGCTAATGAATACTTTAAGACTACTATCTTCATGGAATCTCTCTACTAAACTGTCTCTGTCCCGGGAGGGGACACTTCCAGACAGTATTGCATAGTCGATTTTACGCTCACCAAGTTTCTGTGCAATTCGATCAATATCCAATCTGAATCGAACAAAGATGACAACTTTGTGATCTTCTTCCAATAGATCGTCAACCAGATCCATGCAAGTATTAAGCTTAGAACTATCCAAGATTCGAATTTGTCCTTCCACATCTTTAATGAACCCAGATGTAATCTGGGAAAGTCGAAGAAGTTTGACCAGAACGATTGCTGCGGTGGCATGAGTATCTTCAATCTCTACAATCATCTCTTCAGCCATCTTCTTATAGATTCCCTGTATTCTGTCTGGAAGTGTGATAGGGACAGTTTCAAACAGTTTAGGTGGGAGATCTAGACACTGTTCCTTCTTGATTCTGTATGAGTTTTCTCTGACTTTAGTGACAAGTTGTTTAAGATTACGGTAACCACGAAGTTGATATCTACCGAACCCACCCCAGATCCCATAAGTGAATTTGAAATGGAACCAATTAGTTCCAAAAATTTCAGGCTTCATCGCACGGAACTGACCAAAGATATCTAGTGGTGATTTAGTGATCGCAGTTCCAGTCAGGAGCATCCGCATTCTTGCAGCTTGTCCAATACGAAATGCTGAACGACTCTGTTTAGAACTCGGACTCTTTAACCTGTGGGACTCATCGAAAACAACAATATCTGGTTTCCAACGAATTAAGAGTTCTTCGATTGAAGGACCTCTAACAGGCGAGCGCCAGGTCCCTTCATAGTTGATAATAAGATAAGTGACATACTCATTGCTATGAGGATCTCGTTGGATTCTCCTGATGGCGGTAGCTCTACTCGAAGTAGAACCTTCGAGTCGGAAAATCCGAGTGGGCGCACCTGAATGTTGACGAATCTGTCTGGGCCACACTCCAAGAACAGAGAGTGGGGCAATAATGAGAACTCGTCTAACGTTATCATTGTAGAATCCGATTCCTGCCCAATCAATTACAACTTTCGTCTTTCCTGTTCCCATCTCCATCAGGAGCCCACCACTCCCGTTCAAATCAAAAAGTTTCCGCAGGGCTTTCTTTTGATGGGAGAAAGGTTCAGTCTTATATGTATATTTAAGCTTATTCGGCCGCTCGAGGATCACGGTCCCCTTCTGTGTATGTTTGATTCTCATTAAGGAACTGTCGGCCACAGTATGGGATACCACCACTGGAAGATTTGTTGTGAATGAAACCCTGTTTAGTTTCTCCCTTTCCCCAAACCTTTTCTGGATCAGGGGGTTCTTTAACTTCTTGATCGCAATACAAACACCGTCGAATCTCATTTGCCACGTAATCTTCTCCTAATAACTTCTTCACTCTTGAGTTCAGCCCGACCCTCAAACCTCAATACCATATCAAGATTATACTTCCTAACATAGTAGTTATGGATACTGATAGTACAGACAGGGCATCTCCATAGAATGGGGCTTCTAGTGCCATCAGAGCCTTCAATAGAAGTTTCTTGGAATTCCACCCACTTCAAACAGTAAGGGCACCAGAGCATTCCTAGCACTGGTGCTTGTCGTTTATCTTTCGGAGGAGCGAATGCCTTCCGTTGCGAAACTATACGAACTGACTTGGAGCCAGTTCTCTGCAGACGTTTCCCAAAATCTACAGCGCCTGAGTCTTTGGGAGAATCTCCTTCAAACTTCCGGACTAACTTCTTACCATCCTTGAACCAGATCACCTTCCACCCGTTGACCATCCAACCCTCCTGATGATGCGACCACACTCTGGGAGAGGATAGAACTCGGGGGGAGAGTACTACCCCGCGAGTGTGGTCGCAATACTATAATATGACATCTTAGAACCTTTGTCAAGGTAGAGTTTCGACCAAATCTCACCCCTTGACAAAGGTTTTGAGACAATATATAATAGAGTTTAGGACAAGGCGACGGGCATGGGCACAACATCTCATCGCCTTGTCCACCGATGACTATATGGTCCACGCACGAGGTAAGAAATGGCGAAAATCTATTCAGCACGAAAGGCCGGCGTAATTCTCGGGATTCCACATCTTGAAGTTATTCGCCGAATCCACAAGGGAGATATCAAGGCCAGGAAGCTCGACTGGAACTGGTTGATTACCGATGAGGCGATTGAAGAAGCCAAACAGAGTGACTGGTATAAGCGGCGGATCGAACGACAGGGACACCGAGAAGTTACTTCAGCTACCTCGTAATTCCATATTCTGATGGAAGAACGGGTCGTGCGGCTGCTTTCCGCCGTGTGGGGTGGTCGATCTGGGTATGTGTTCTTACCATATAAATCGCAAGATGACATTTGGCATGAAACACCTGGTATTCCATATAGTGGTTCTTTACCAAGGCTAAACATCACTCAACACGTAGACCAATACTTTTGTCCAGTAGTATTCAGCAAACCACATAGGAAGAAAGAATATGCCCTACCTGCGGATTTTCTCTGGGCAGATCTTGATCCTGTCCACCCAGATCAGTGTAGACTCCGCCCGTCTGTTGCTTGGGAATCAAGCCCAGGTCGGTATCAGGCTCTCTGGTTCCTTACTAATGAAGTCGCTCCAGAAGAAGCCGCTGCCCTCTCTAAACGGATCGCTTATGCTGATGGGGGAGACAAAGGCGGATGGGATCTTACCCAAGTTTTACGGCTCCCTGGAACCCATAACTTTAAGTATGAAACTGCTCCAGAAGTTCGACTCCTTTGGGCCAAATCTAGATCATATGCCGTCGAAGAAATCAAAGGGGCGTATCCACCGGTCAATGGAGAAACACCTTCAGAAGTTAGTGAATCTTGGCCGGAAGTAGATGAATCAATCATTCAGTCGGCTATTTCATCATTGCCGATTGGATATCGTCGGCGTCTCATGCAAGATACCGCAGGCGCTGACCGTTCTTTAGAATTACAGAAGTTGACACGGGACTTGGTACGCTTCGGCGTAGCCCACGAGATCGTTCTTCTCATCATCCAACGAAGTACTTGGAACAAATTTCATAACCGAGCTGATGAGAAACTACAACTTCAGAAACAATTATCATCTGCCATAGTTGCAGTCGAGGCAAGAGCTAAGAAACCCAAAGCAGAAGCTCCTCAGCTAGAACAGATTGAAGACATGAGAGTTCACCATTGGGCGGACTTCATGCAGATTCCTACTCATTTGAGGTGGTTAATTGATGACTCTTGGGTTGACGGGTCCGTGGGGTTTATTTCAGGAAGAAGTAAATCCTATAAGACTTGGATTGCGCTTGATCTTGCACTCTCTCTTGTGTCAGGGGTTCCATTCCTTGGTAGGTATTCAGTCAGGAAAACTGGTCCTGTATTACTCATCCAGGAAGAGGATCCGGCGTCTGTTCTTCAAGAACGTTTAAGACTGATTGGTAAAACTAAGGGAATGCTTCCCAAAGTAGTGGAAGCTCGTTCTGACTTCGTCAAGGTAGAGTATCCGGATTATCCACTTCATATCATCAACTTGCAGAGCTTCAGTTTAGGTTCCACAGAGAAAGTGGCTCAGGTTAGAAAGTTAATAGCAGAGATCAATCCGGTGATGGTAATCCTCGACCCCCTGATCGTAATGCTCGGTCAAGGGGTCGATGAGTATAAGGCGAATGAAGTTTCAGCCGTTCTCCAATCAGTTAAGATGTGGCGAGAAGAGTTCGGTTGTTCAGTTCTGATTGTGCATCACTGGAATAAAGGAAAAACTGAAGAGGGGGAACAATTCGCTCAACATATGTATGGATCATTCGCCTTCCACGCTTGGCTAGAGAGTGCTTTACATGTGATGCCAGTCATTGAGGAAGAACAAGAACGTATTGACACAGTGATTGTAGAGAGAGAATTCAAAGCTGCACCATCTGGACAGAGTTTGAAACTACGATTCGCTATTGATTCTGTGAAAGAATACAGTTACTCAGTTGTATTTGAAGATGACATTCGTGTTGGATCAAAAGAACAAGTCATCCTTGATATGATTACTCAAGCCGGAGCCTCTACTACACCAGAGATCGTCGCAGCCACAGGGTTCAGACGCCCAGATGTGGTAGAGATGGCTGGAAGGCTCGTTAGGGCGAAACTCTTGATGGGACGGAAGGGCGGAGGTCGGAATAACCCAACAGTCTACTGGCTTCCTGATCAGAAAGCTCCATCTAGTTGACAAACCGACTGAGATTATATATAATAGAAAGACTGGACGGACGCATGGACCGTCAAAAGAAGAGAAGGAGAGGCGGTTTGTTAACAGCTATGATGGAACGACAAGTAGATGTTAAATCTCTACTTAAATCAGTCAGAGAGATAGAAGATAAAACTGTCTTAATTGCAGTAGCTGGTAACAATGGATATGATGATGAGATAATTACTGCTCTTATTCTCGCTTTCGTAGAGAATGGAGAAGACCCAGAACGACAAATTGTTGTCCCTGACCTTCTGTGGGCTGGAGCTTTACTTGATCATCTTGATACTCAAGGATTTGAGATAACGAGGAAAAAGCTTAAGAGGCCCGAGAATGACCGATGAATTTGTCACTAAAGAAGAATTTACCAAGTTCCGCAGAATATTGATAAGACATCTCGACAAACGATTCGGCGAAGTATTCGAAAAGATGGCTGAGTACGATGATGCCGAAACACGAGTAGCTGATGAAGCCATGGAGAAAGCAGACCGAGCAGTTCGCCTTGGACGAAGAATTGAGAAGAAGTTGAATGAACATATGAGCGATCACACAGATGTCTGAAGGCCGATCTCTTCGAGGTCTCATAGAAGATCCAAGTACTCATCTTATTACTCGAATGCATATCGCGGTAGTAAGTAGTGCTTACCCAACTCAGAACTTGTTTGCTGCTAATATGGCAGGTTTCGAAGAGGGATTAGCATTAGCCCTCGCCAGCCCAATGCTCGCGAAGCGAATTCTTGGAGATTTTTTAAATCATCAACCTGAAGCTTTCACAACTGACCTGGCTCTCCAAATTGACGATTATGTTAAACTCTGGGATGAAGAAAAGAATAGATCTAATGGACATATTTGAACTCACAGAGGTAGTAGTTCTAGTGACTATTCTTTTAGTTCTTATCATGATCATGAAGGATAACATCTCTAGCCATGAATGATAAACTTGATACAAAGTATCGTGGAAGAACCTCAGAGGCTCCACTTCATACAGTTGGAGTAGATACAGAAGTTTATCGCCTGATTCTGCAACGTCGGAATGAGCTACGGAATGATTTCTATCCAGAGAAGATAACTATGGGCCAGGCTTTGAGAAGCATGCTGAAGATGTCATGGTAGAGATAGATTACACTCAACTGTGGCAAGAAGAATATGGTCCACACGCGAGAGAAAGAGATCCAAGAGATAAAGATAGGAGGAATTACTTGGGCGATGATCATGTGAACCCATTGATGAGGCCGACGGTTCAGAAACTTTACAATAAACTCTGGTCAATGAAGATTCTTCATGATCAGGATAACAGAGTTCATATCCTCCAACGCCTGGCTGTGGAGCTAGATCCGCCACATCTTGCAGAATTGATCTGGCAATTGCAAGGTCGGCTCTACTACAAGCTGGGTTATATCTCTACAGCTGAGGAAAAAGGATGGCCAGTACTCCACTTTGGAGATGCTAAATGGCCGTGGCAGTGGGGGGAAGAGCCTAAGCTTCCATTGGCGGAGCCCCTAGTTTCTGATGGCGGCGCCCATGTTGAAGTCATTGGAACAGATCTCACTGGATCAGTTGATCTAGAAGCTGGTATCAAGAATGGTTTACTCAATATCATCAAGGAACATACTCCAATATTCGGCGCACAGAAAGTAGTTTGTTATTGTGATAAAGAATATCATGGGCGAGTAGAATGGGCTAATCATCTCCGAGTTAAGATTTGGAGTTACTTGGAAAATGAATCCATTGTCGGATTGGAAAGATCCGTGCCCGAGATGCGGACGACCGAAGTCAATCAAAGCTGATGTTTGTATCGTATGTTATAAGGAGAAGAGAAATGGTAGAACCTATCCAAAGTCGTGAAGTTTTTGGAAATGTCTCTGCTTCATTAGGAGATGCACCAATTCATACAGCGAATGGTCATAAACAATGCGCCTATTACATTCCTCCACCTGAACTATCAGATGATCCAATTACTGAATCAAAGTGGCTACAGTGCCCACATGGACGAGAAGCTGATGGGGCTTTCTATTCCGAAGACTACATCAAAGAGTTGAAATTAGCCTGCCATAGACTACTTCATGAACTTGATACAAGTCGATCATTCACTACAACAGCCGTTGAAGACGTTAGAAAGTTGACAGTCTAATGGATACTAGAACTGGTGAGATTCGTCAACTCAAGAATGGTGAAGAACCAAAGGAAGATGAAGTCGAACTCACTAATGAACAACTAGAAGAAAGCATCAATCTAAGTCCACAGGAGAGAGTAGCCTGGTGGGCTGGAAGAGTACGGGGTAAGGATCGAAAAGCCGCTCATCGTGGTCAACATGCGAAAGCAAAGATGAAGAGACGAGCTAAGAAGAGATGAACAGACAGCTATTATCTCCGAAAGAATTAGCCGTTCTCGCCGCTTTTATGGGCGTCTGAGTGATCAAAGTGAAGTAGCCCATTCTCTCCATATGTCTCTACATACTGTGAAAAATCATCTATCTACTATCTATGCTAAACTGGGTGTTTATAAGAATATTGATGCTTTTCGAGTTGTTGGTTGGCTTAAAATCCCAGAAGAATTATAATGGCTGACTTCTGTATCTGTGATGCACAACTACAACCACATGATCGTATGCCGTGGGTTTGTCCCCTTCCTGAAGACTTTTCATGGATCACTGCCAGCCGTGAACTCAGGCATGAAGCAGCTGAACGAATTCTGTTGAACGAACCAGAAGAGATGGAGAGAATTGATGGCTAGAGCAGTATGAATGAGTATTATGATGGCTATTATCATAGTTGATGAAAAATTACGTCAGCTCACATTTCGTATCAATTCTGATGGACGAACTGTTAGATCTCAGGATTTGATCATTGATCGAGCTGATATAGAACGTGAAGCTATCGAGCGCCGAAATGCTGAAGCCGATGCGATCCTCGACCAGCCAGATGTTCAAGCAGCGATGAAAGCATTCATTGCCAAGAAGGAAGCGAAGTTAGTGGCTGAGGCTGTTGTTCGCGTCCTTCGCGAGCTGGCCGACGAGGTGGCGGGGCTTCATGATGATTACAACAAGACGGGCGAGTCCGGTTGGATTGGGCGTTCTGACGTGATTGGCCTCATCGCCGCGAAGGCCGAAGTCGAAGGAATGACGTTGTGACCGAAGCCGGGAAGCTGCTGATAGTTGGTGCCGGTCATGGCTCGCACCGACCGGGTTACACCTGCCTGGAGTGTGAGCGCCAAAAGGAGAGACTGATGACTGATCCCATCGACCTGCTCGACGAAGCCTCGTGGCTCGACGGCGATGCTCCCACCGCCGTCGAAGAGGACCGGCCCGTGGCGCTTGCTGTTGACTTCAGCCGCACCGTGGGTGACCTTCGCCACCTCATCGCCCTGGCCCAAGACGCGGAGCAGCTGCGGGCGGCCGTCACTGCCATCGAGGCCGAGGCCGTCGCCAACCGAGACGCCGAGGCGGACGCCATCCTCGACCAGCCCGACATACAGGCGGCGATGAAGGCGTATTTCGCCAAGAAGGACGCAAAGCTTGTAGCCGAGGCCGTTGCCGCCGAGCGCGCCCGCATCGTGGGCGACCTTCGCCGCCTCCTCGCCCTGCGTATCATCAAAGGAGAGACACCATGACCGATGACCGAGGCGCGGCGGCGCTAGTCAGGCTAATCCACAGGTTCTGGGATGACCTACCCAAAATCCAAGCCGACTACGAGGGCTGGCCTGCTGCCTTCGATAGCGCGCTCGCCGCTGCCATCCTTGGCGAGCACGGCGTGTTCCTGCCGGATGGCGCCGCGACGCGAGCCTTCACGACATGGTTGGAGTCCGATGAGCCGAGCGCGCAGGCCGAAGTCGAGCGGCTACGCGCAGCGCTGGAATACATCCGAGATGAGCTCGGTGTACCAGGCCCGGGCTATCCGATGCCGATTGCGAACGCTGCAAACCGGGCTCGCGCCGCCCTCGCCCCGGAGCCGAAGCCATGAGCGACGCCGAGCTGGAGGCCATTCGGACACGGCTCGCCAAGCACGATGATTGTTGGGTTTCTGCCGACGACATCCGTGATTGCCTGGGTGAGGCGCAACACGACCGCCGCATCCTCCTCGCCCGCCTCGATGCCACCGAGGTCCGCGAGCGGGCGCTGCGGGATTTCCTGTGGCGAGTATGGACGAGATGGCCGGTTGATGCATTGCCCGAGAAAATGCTGGTCGAGGCCGAAGCCCTCCTCGCCGAGCCGACCGGGGGACCACAATGAAAGTCATTGTTTGTGGGGATCGAAACTGGATTAATCGAGACTTCATTTATTCCACTTTAGATAAGTATCCAATCACCGAGCTCATCGAAGGTGGAGCCAATGG